CTTAGAAACTCCAGCGCTAAAAGAAACGTACTGTGACGGGTTGCCCCAGCCGCCCTTGTCAACCCAGTTGTTGTCTATCAAAACATTGTCTATATAGAGTTTGGTTCCGTCATCCGCAGCGGGCAAAAACCTAAACGAGCCAGTCACGGGCAGTGTTATGTGGCCTTCATATTTAACAATAAAGTCTTCATACATATTGAACAGCGGTGTACTGTCGAAGTTTTGATTGATTTGAGTGAGAGTGGTGGTTCCAACGACCGGACGACCGGTGACCGTGGGGAGTGGAGGCGAATTGTTGTAGCCAAAGTTGTTGTAAACAGTTACATTAAGTCCTGGTTCGGCTTGGGCAGAAACAGAAAAATTAGAAAAAATAACACTAATAAAAAAAAGTACGCCAAGAATCCAAGTACCTTTTTGCGGCTTAAGCCTCATTGCTCACCCTCCAGTGGTTTAATAAGTATAGTAACAAGAAAAGGTCCTGACTAATGTCAGGACCTTTCCCGTGCCTCCGTTGCAAGGATGTATATTATATCATCTACTTAGTCAATTACGTCATCAAAATCAGATTCTCTAAAGAAAAATTCTAATGCAATAATTAAGACAGTGGGAAGAAGAATTAATCCCAATGATAAAGCAATAATAAGCTTTACCATAAAAGTCAATACTTCTATAGCCAAATTTAGGCTTGACCAGGCTTAGGAAGTGCTCTCCATGCAGCCTCAAATTTTGTGGCATCTTTGGCCATCTCTGGTGATAGTTCTATGTGCAACCACTTGCCGCCTTGCGAACCAGCATTGTCTTTGGCGTCATAAATCTTTACGCCTTTTTCGCCTTCACCGCGACTGCAGCGATAACCACGGCCCCAGCCGAGTTGCTTATCCTTAACGTTAGAGTCATAGGCGTAGTCGTGAACCTCCTCGATGCCGAGCTCTTTGGTGTACTTCATAAACCAATCCCATGCCTCAACAGCCTTCTTGCGGTCTGTATAACCCATATCGATTGCCCTGCCCGTTGCATGAACGCTCAGCCACTTTGGGTTATTTGGGTCTTTGTCGGCTGCAGGATTCCTCATTCTTCTATTGACATAAATCCCCAAATTAGAAAAACCCCACCTTTTCTTGCAGAGCTCTAGAAGCTTCTCGGTGCCAGGCTTGGGACCATTACCGTTGCCGTCTGAGTTTCCAGTATACTTTCTTGGCATAATTTTACTATCTCCTTTTGTCATTTGTCCTTAATAGTAATGACTATATGTATTCGCCAAATCTTTTAATTGGCCTTCCAGGAACTCCTACTACGGTAGCTCCATCTTCTGCGTCATCTATCACAACAGTTCCTGCCCCTAAAGTGCAATTTGATCCTACATTTTTAAAGTTAATGACAACAGCCCCTGCTCCTATTGATGTTGTGTGACCAATATTAACATCACCACATATTCTTGACCCAGGGCTTAAAGTGCAATAGTCTCCAATATTACTTGACTGATTAATCGAAGAAGCTGTGTTTATGTGCACGTGTACACCTAGGTTAACTCTAGTTGTTAGAACAGAATATGGACCCATGGTTAAACCACCGCCAAAAGTGCAATATGAACCTATTACTGCTGTGTCATGGATAAGGTTAGCTGCACGGTCAATTCTATTTATTTTTGATTCTATTTTTTTTCTTATTTTAGATGAATTAATCCCTATAGTGTATTTTAATTTAGGATATTTATCAAGTAAAAAAGGTAGAAACGACACATCGCCGAGAAGATGTTTGTTATTTATTGATGGATCATCATCTAAAAATCCAATAATATTCCATTGTTCATACTTGTCTGACAAGGCAATATATTCTAGATCTTTAGAATGTCCACCAGCTCCGAACTATTATTAAATCCATGTTTTTATTTCTGAAAAATCATTGTCGCACACGCCATAAACATTAAAGATTTCTTCTGAATTTTTTGGAAATAAAACAACACTATTATCTAATCTTTTTGATCCAGGAAAAGCCCAAATTAATCCAGATGATGTCATAGTATACGCATCTGTTTGATGCCAAAAAAAGTTTGCAGTGTTATAATCATTAAATAATTTTTCAAAAGCTTTTGGATTTTTACAGTGTAGCCAGCATCTTTTATCTAGATAATCTATTATATCAACTTTATATTGTGGCTCATCATGACCTAAATACCATAAACCATTAACATACCTTACGTCTATTTCTACATCATAGCCATTATTTAAGGCTATATTTATATACTCAGGTTTATTTTCTAGTTCTTTTTTTATACCCTCAAAGTTACCTCTGTGTGCAATAAGTTTCATTTTTGATAATTCTCCAAAAAGTAATTAAGATCCTCTGGAGTACCTATGCCCCACATTTTTTCTATATTTTTAACTCTAATTTTTTTATTATCTTGTATAGCTTCATTAAAAACTGGACATACATAAAATTCTCCATTTGTCCTAATGTCTTTAGCTATCATTTGTTCTGCATATTTTACATAATCTGAACCCTTTTTCCAGAAGTAAATACCTACAGTAGCTAAGTTACTTATAGGTTTTTTCTCTGCAACTTCTGCAACAAAACCATCATCATCCAATTTTGCATATGACCATTTAGGATGAGTTGCCTCAAAAGTAAGTATTCCGCCGTCAATCCCATCCGCACTAAAAGCATATAATGCCTCATTGCTATTCCATTCAATAAATTGATCCGAGTTTGCCATAATTAATGGAGAATCATTATCTATCAATTTCTTGGCTAACAGGGTAGTGCAAGCAGCTCCTTCAGTTAAGGAGTCAACTTGAATAATACTGCATCTAGGGGCTATTAAATTTAATAAGTATTGTAAATTATATTTTTCATAATGTTCTTTTTGAACGATAAATATATAATTTGCTTCTATATTTAAATTTTCTACGACTACTTGAATCATAGGTTTTCCGCTTACTTCAATTAACGGTTTGGGAAAAGTATATCCAACTGCTTCAAATCTGCTACCAGCACCAGCCATAGGTATTAATACGTTCATACTTTCCGATTTCCATGGTATGTTTTTATTTTGTTTTTTAGATAAAATATTAATTATCTTATCAATTTTTTGAATATTTAAATCATTTCTATTCTCTACTGCAACAAGAGTTGATCCACTGTCTAATGCTCCTTGTCTGCCAATGTGACTATCCTCTACGATTACCGTAGTGCTTGGCAGTGCGTTGCAAGCAGTCATGCATGTCCAATACATTTCTGGAAATGGTTTTGTTCTTTTTACATCATCATTACTTACAAAGTAGTCTATATATTCAATTAGTCCAAGTCGTATTAGTACTAATTTTACAGTATCTCTTACGCTATTAGATGCAACTGCAATCTTGAATGAATTAAATTTAAGTTTTTTAAAAAATGATATTAGTTCTTCATCTCTTAAAAGCTTATTGAAAATAAATAAAGTTTCTTCTTGTTTTTTTTTCCAAACTTCATTATGAAGATTTGTAGGAAGATTTTTATTTTCAGATAATGTATTTAATTTTTTTGTAGTTGGTAAACCATCATATATGCTTAAATGTTCTTCTCTAGAAATTATATATTGTTTTCCAAAAAATTCAAGCGCATTATTCAATGCCTCGTAATGAACTTCCCTACTGTCTAATAAAACTCCATCTAAATCAAAAATAACTAAATTATTCATAAACCCTACATTCTTAATAGATAGTTCTTTTTAACATATTTTTCATCATATAAACCATAAAAATCACTCATAGGACCTTGAAGAGAATTTGTTACGTCATAACCCAATCTTCCAAGGGCTATGCCAAGCAATCTTTCTGTTGCACAGGACTGAAATTTATTAATTGGAAGAATATTGAATAGCCCAGATTGAGTGAGGTCTTGCATTGTTTTATTGGAGGCCAGCATCATTGGACCAAAAACGCCCTTGTAATAGTGGGGTAGTTCAAAGCCCATATGTTTTTTAAGTTGTTCATCTGCCCAGACACTTAAGTCTTGATCATTTTCATCTCTGCCCATAGGGGTCGGAGGAGAATCCCACCATCTAATTGTAGTTAGATCATTGTTTTTTACAAAATCTATATTCCCATTAAGAACTAATGAATCATGAATACAAAAATAAAAATCTTCATGCGGATTGTTATTGTATCCTATATTATATGCTTCTAAAGCATAGTTTTTATTATCTACATCAAATATTTGTACAGATGAATCTATGTCCTTAAAATAACTTTTATCAGATGAAGAAGAATCTACTAAAACAATTTTTTCATTTGGATGAAATTTTATTATTGATTCAATACATTGAAAAACTATTGGGTAGTTTTTATCAAATTTACATGGGATTATAAACATTTATAAAAACCAACCCTCACTTCTTCTGCCGCCTATGTGTGTAACAAGTGGTTCATCATACATGTTTCCGTAATAACCAAATCTTAGTTGCTTGTTTATTGAATGAACTTTTTGTGTAAACTCAGATTCCCCACCATGGTCTGGCCAACCAATTCGTGTAGTAGAGATTGGATACACACATGGGTTTAAAGTAAACAGTCTACCATGTTCAAAAAAATCACCTTTTTGCTCATAAGATTCTTTGTGCTGAAATACAAATCCACCAACTTCTTCTTCTGGTGGATTAACAGGGTCCCTAACTAAAGCCATTTGTATTAAGTGCAAATTGTTTTTCAGTAAGAAAATCATATGATCTATATCAAATTTTCTTTTGACAATAAAATCGTCTTCTAGATGAAAGACATATTCAGACTCTTCACCAATAGAACTCCAAACTGACTGTACTGCACCAGCCAATCCTCTTCTTTGCTCGTGTGAAATAATTTTAAACATTGGAAAAGCGTTTGTTAAAAAATTATGATATCTTATATCGCCAGAGTCATTTATTATTACTCTTTCACAAAAAGAATAATTAATAACATCCTCAAACCTATCTATGGTTTGCTCTATGCATGACTGTCTTCCATCTGTAATAACCACTAATGATACTTTATTCATGCTGGTAACTCCATGATTGGGGCTGGATCATAGATTAAAGATCCAGTGTCTTGAGTTACTAAAATATTGTTGTCAAAATACTGTACTAATCCATCTAATCCATCAGCTTCGTAGATATTAAAGTGTTCAGCCCATGCTGCACCGCTGTATAGATCTGCCCCAGGACCTAAAGCTTTACAGGCTTCGTAGGCATTGAGAATTTTTTTCATAAAATGATCCAGAGATCTCCATTGAAAATGTCTAATTGCTAGTAATTGTGGGCCAAATATAATTTTATCATGACCATAATCATCAATAGCTATATTAATATTTGACATATAGTTCCACCCATTGTACTGAACCAAATGGTTTCCATTAGAAATTGATACAGATTTGTCTGATGGCCTAAACCTAAAACAACACTTGTGGTTAGTTGGAAGGTTCCATTTATATTTTATGGAATGAAAAGGAGATAATCCTGGCTCATCAAACTCTGTAATAGAATGATTGGTATACAAAACCCTATATGCGTCATATTCTTGACTATCTAATTCCTCAAACGCTTCCTGCAAAGTTCCTTTTGACGAATGCCAGATCTCATCAATATCAAAAGGAACAATCCATTTGGCTCCATTTTCACGAGCCATAGCAGCTAAGTTGGTCATTTTTTGAGACTGAGTGTATTGAACTATATTATCTTCTAAAATAATAACTTTAATCTCTGGATTAAATTTAGCTATATTCTCTTTAGCTTCTTCCATTCTTTCTCTTGTATCATCTTTAGATAGATTGTCTGCAACTATAATTCCAGCTGCTCCATTAGCTGCAAAGTGATACATGGTGTGATCAATAATGTCACCTTCATCTCTCGCCATGCCAACAGCCCAAAAATTAACACTGCTCATTTGCTAATTGCCCTCCAATCGGATCTAGATTATTTGCCATGTTCCACTGTACTGAGTTTTCTCTGTACATTTTTGCTTGGAGTGGTTCTGTAAAATCAATTGGATAGAACATATACCCTGCTCTTTGTAGCCTATCAAAAAAAGCTGCGTCAGCTCCTGCCCAACACCAGGCGGCGTCTTCCCATCCATCAACTTGATCATATGCGTGACGAGATGTCATCACCTGATTATGATCTAACTTGTCTGCACCACGTATTAGAACTTCTTGAAACCATCTGACACCACGACCATCAATACCGCCACCATCTATGTTGTCATCAACATCTCGCACATGCTGTGCACAAAAGCATACATCATGATTTGTTCTTTCAACAAACTCAACCATTTTTTCTATCATTTGTGGATAATAATAATCATCATCAGCTAAATACAGGAGATGAGTGCCTGTAGATATGTATTTTACAGCGGTGTTAATTTGCGTTGCGTAACGTGCCGTCTTAAGTCTATTTTCTTTTGCTACCTGAGAGTTGTAATATTTTACTTTTGGATTGTCTAAATATAGACGAATTATTTTGTAGACTTCTTCATCGGAAGAATTGTCGTCAGCTATTATCAGCTCAATATTTTCATATGTTTGAGCAAGAACTGATTTTATAGCTCGCATTAAATATTTCGGATTATTATAACTAGTTAATATAACCGAAACTTTAATCTCTTTGCCCATTGCTCCTCCACTTAACCATGTTTCTCCAGTGAACACATTGCCACAGTATCCACATGGCAAAAAATCCTGGTTTATTAAAAATAAGTGAGTATATTAGCCAAGGAAACGAATGAAGAGCGACTATGAGATGGCCATACCATTTCTTGTTTCCAACTAGATAGCTTCCGCCAACACCAATTAGTTCCATGGCAAACAATAGCCATGTCCACATCTGTTCTGTCATATATATCCCTACTGTAGATTCAAGGATATATTATATCGGTTTTATCTTTTACCTGCAAACTGCGGAGCATGCGTTATTATCTAGAGTTGTTGCAGGCGCATACCGGGTATTCAAATTAAAAAAATCCGCTCAGAGAAATTCCCTTCCCCTATACAATCCGCCTAGCTAGTTTGCTATATCCTCCCGCAGCTGCAATTGAACCCGCTATCATCATTGGAGTGGGTGGACCCGTCATCCCGGTTCTGTTAGCCTCATGAATCATAGTACCTGTCCCAAGGGCAGCTAAGCCACCACCAAGTATTACCCTTCCACGCCTTTGGCTTCTTGCAATAGATTCAGCTGCTTCTCGAACTTCTCTACTTGGTAACATAATTTCTCCTTAAGAATTATTAATTTTCATTATTAAAAAATAAAGTCTCATAAGATCTATATTTTCAATGCTAAAGATATGTTCTTTGTTATCTCTAGTAGTAATCTTAAATTCATGAGCCTTAACTATTTGCCCTTCTGTGTCCAGCATTGTGTTTTCACTAGTCAAGCTTATTTGAGAAATCATAGGCATAAACCCGCTAAAAGCTTCTAGGTTATTGCTACTCATAATTATTTTTTCTTTTTTAAACCCTTTGCATAGGTAGCAACGTTTTTTGGCGCCTGACCTTTCACCCCTTTTATTGGGGTGCCGGACGCCCTCTTTCTTTGAACTGCGCTTTTTCTTTGTCCTGCGCTCATTGATCTTGCCTTAGCCACAGGAACACATTTAGCGTACCCAGATCCTCCAGCCCCTGAAGTTCCGCAGGGTCGAAACTTTCCCTTTTTCTTGGGCGCGCCAATATTAACCCATTTTTGGTCAAACCACTTAGTTAATCCAACGCCTTTAGGACCTGGCATTTACTTGCTCTTCTTTGCTTTCTTGGTTGAGACAGTTCTCCATCCACCACCCATTGACTTATATTTTTTTGCTGCCCAGGCATTCGCATAAGCTGAAGGATAGACATCAAACTTAGCTTTAGCCTGCGATTTTGCCGAAGACCAAAGTCCCGGTTTTGTTGGTTTATTTACTTTTGCCATTTTTTAATCCCTTAGTCTTTGTAGAAAAAGTTTTTGAGTCTGCTTTTCCGTACATACTCTTTTTCATTTTTGGTACTGACCTTGTTCCATCGATGCTGGCATCTACGGTTTTGCCTGCGTTGTTGTAAACTGAAGTTTTACTTTTTTTTCTAGCCATTTTATTTACCTTTTTTGTTAATCTTCCTAAGAGTTTTTGCAAGGTTTGCTTGCTGAACAGTAAGTTTGCTATACTTTTCTGGATTTTTAGTCACAGCAGATACCATCCCAGCAACTGACTTGCCAGCCCTTTTTGCTTTAGCGGTAAAGGCACCAGGTCTTTTTATCGCACGTTGAATCCATTTTTTGTCTGGATTCTTTTTTGAGACCATATTACTTTCCTTTTTTCTTGGCAAGAATTGCTTTCTGAATAAAAGGAGGTAGTTTCTTTTGCTTTGCTGTTAAGCCTGATCCATTTTTTGCAGGGGCTGCCTTTTTGCCGGTCATTGCTTTGTTATTTTTTTTGTCATATGCCATTTTTATCTTCCTTTGTAATTGAAAATCGGGGACGATACACATATATAGTACCATCCCCGATTCTGTTTTTGAGTATAATTTACTCAGTTATCAGCCAATAACCTTACCTTTTGAATTTTTGATTGGTCTCTTGGCCATTTTCATCTGACCAGACGAAACTGAGTTTTTTGCTGCAGTAGCGCCTTTTGTTTCAATTTTTTTGCCCTTGCTATCTTTAATAGGTCTCTGACCCATCTTTGCTTGACCTGCGCTTACTGTTGGCTCTGGGGCTGATACGCCCTTGCCAGCTTTTGACATTTTCTTTGCCATTTTTTTCTCCTTGTTTTAATACTAGTATTATTTTCTTCGATGAGATTTTATATGCATATCAATCTTATCGTCGACTTTGTCCACCTGATCATCAACATGATCTATCTTAAAGTGTAAACTTATTATATCATCTTTTACGCCAACAATCATGTCGGTGACTGTATTATGATCTACCTTGTTTTCTGCCCTACCTTTTTGCACTAGGGCAACCAATACCGCTCCTACGGAAGCAATTGTTGCAACGATTACAGCTTCCATATTATGATCCTTTTACCCATTTTTTAGAAGATGATTGTGTTTTACTGGGACTCCACTTTACCCTATCCGCCCAGTACGCGGCAGACATTTTTCCTTTAGAAATATTTTTTGCGTGACGAGACTTAAAAGCTTTTCTTTGGCCAACTGTTTGATTTGTTTTTACGCCTTGTTGACCAAATCTAATTGTTTTTACCTGATCACCAGACTTGGCAACGACTATGTGAGATTTTGTAGGATGACTTGGGGTTCTTTTGGGTTGATTAAAGCCAGAAACTCCGGGCTCTTGCAAGTCTAGGATCTTTTTTTGCCATTGCTTTTTCCTTTTTTCTTTGTTTTTTTTGCGTTATTTAAAAAAACCCCATACATAACATTGCTGGAACCCATTTTCGGTTGTGTATTATATTTAAAGCCTCCAATTTTAATCATTTTTTTGAAGGGCATATTTATTCCTCGGGCTCTGGTTGGTTTTTTTCTTGATTTTCTGATTCATTTTCTTCGGGATTAGATTTTTTATTTTCAAGATTTGACCAATTATTTTTTGATACTTTTCGATATTTACCAAATGACATAGGGTACATAGTAACGCAAATGAGGTCCTCTTAAACTTTTGCAGAATAAAAGGACCTTCATTTTTGCAATGTATTATTCAGCTGTTTTTTTAGGTCTTCCCTTTTTCTTTGGAGCTCCTGAATCTGCTGCAGATGTCTTTGGTTTATCTGCTTTTGGCTTAGTAGGCACTTTAGTCTCTACGACCTTGGCAACCTTTTTGGCCTCTTTTGCAGCTGCTCCAGAAACATTAGTGACTGCTTCATCTACGGCTTTAGCTACTTCATTAACATCATTTGAAATCTTATCAATCAACGAATTAATAAATACGTCTTGACCAGACTTAACGTTTTTTCTTTTAGCTTTACCCAAAAGAGAAGTAATTTTTTTTGCTAGCTTTTTAATCATTTTAACCTCTTGTTTTAAAAGTTGAATTAATTCATTAAATATAATACAGGTTTTTTCTAGAAAATGCAAATTAAATACTATTTACCCTGTTGAGATTCTTTAATTAAAGTATATCTTTCGCCAGTTTCTCTGGAGACCATTGAAAAACCATCTACGGCAGCGGCCTTGACGGCCTCAGAAAGAGCCTCTCTATCTGATGGATCTATGTTAATCAATGGTATAGTAACGCCAGCATATACGTCAATATTTTCAAAGTTTCCTATGTTAATCTTTCTGTTTACACCACATATAAACACTGGATTTGTTGATATAGATATTTCTTGTGCCATTAAATTTATCACCTGTTCTATTGGGGAGCCTGTTGATTGTTCCTGTGCTGTTCTGGTTATCTTAGGCATTTTGCTCCTTAAGTATACCGATACATTTTAGCGTACTAGACACCTGTTCTTCAATCGACATATCAGATGTATCTACAACATAATTGGACATACTTGCTATGGTGCTAATTTGTTGTTCTGATTTATGAGACGATTGCTGATCAGTCATCGGTCTGCCATCTCTTTTCATTATTCTATCTAATAAAACCTCTTCTGTTGCGTCAAAGCAGACTATAATTCCGTTGGGCTGTTCCAGTATCTTCTGCGCCTCGTTTATAAATCTCACATCAGAAATTATAACAGCAAAGGGATCACGGGCCTCATCTTCAGATAGAGACTTTCTGTATGAAGAAAACATTTTATGTGATTTTGATATTGCCCACGTTGCAAAGCAATCTTCAAATCCATGTCTACAGATATCTCCTGCTTCCTGCATAAAACTTCTTGGCTTTATACCTTCCGGCTCTATTGGTAAATGGTAAAGTAAACTAACTTTTTCAACCAAAGTCTCATAAGATGGTATATTGCCTAGAGCGGATCCGCCATAAACCTCAAACAAAACTTCATGTATGGCATACAGCTGTCTATTCTTTGCGTTTGTTCCGCTAATGGTTCTTTTGATTGATGCAAGTTCGTATATGGGTAATGCATAAAAAATGTGGTCCCATTTTATCCCACCTATTGATACATCTATTGATCCTTTGGGAACTAAATTTTCTGCTACAGTAGTTTTTCCACTACCAGCTTTTCCTGCTAGTCCTAGAATTATTGGATAGTCTTCTTTGAAATTGTTAATCATAATAATATTATACCATCTACTTTTCTATTATGTTTTGTTTTCTTTCTTTTAGCTGATCCAAAAATTCGTTTGCCAGCATATCGGCCTCCCAAACAAACGATCTTGGTACCTGCAACACCCTAAATGGGTACTCTTCTTCTATGTCTTCTATAGTCATTAAAAGTGGTATTAAAGTAGCGTTTTTGCATCGCCATTTACCAGAAATGTGATTTGCAACCACTGCAGAATCTGTATAGATTATTGGATCCTTAAAGTCTGACATGGAGCAGATTAAAAGAGCGGCTATAACAGCTTCATACTCTGCTTCGTTATTGGTTCTTTGGCCCAAGCCTCTAGCAAACTGTGCGACTTTCCTTCTATTTTTGTAAACAACAACGGCGCAAGAAGCTTCTCCAATCTTTTTTTGCCCCTGACCCCTAGATGCTCCATCACAAAAAACTTCTATATTCATTTAATCTACCGCTATATCTTTTGGTATTCCAAGTTCAGTGGCTCTATCTGTTATTTTTTTGTGAATAGATTTGGATGAAACAATATATGTATACTGCAAAAGATATCTTTGCCCTTCATATACAACTTGCGCTGGAAAAGACAAGTCATCTTTAAGCGAAGAATAAAACTCTAAGTTAGACGTAACTGATTTGTAGTGACCTATATACATGTGTGCTCCCTAAAAAATGCTGTAATCTTTTTCTGCATAAAACCCTTTATCTTCACGAGCGCTAGCCACTTGCATGGACTGAACCTTGTCCATGAGTTTTCTTGCAGACTCTGATGATATTCTGGCCGATGTTTCCATTGATTCTATTAATTCAACCAATGCTTCTACCGCTGTTAGCGACTCATATTCTTTTTCTGCAGCAGCAATGGCAGAGGCTTCTCTCTCAGATTCGTTTCTGCCGATTCTGTTTGCCTTGTAAACTTTTTTATATCTACCCTCTAAAAGCTTTCTTTGAGCCCTAGCTATCCCGGCAAACCTAGCCACTCTTCCATATACATTAGAAGACCTAGCTACCAATGAAGCCAAGTCTTCTACCGTCAAATCAACATAGTTGGCGTCTGGAATTTCTATAAAATATCTATCTAAATCTTCAGACCTAGAAAATATTTTAACTATCTCTTGTAATTGAGGATTCAAAAAATTAAAAAGCCCATCAAGTGTTGATAAATCACTAATCATCAATGTCCTCTTTGTTTGTGTTAAAAAAAGCTAATAGTTTATAATCTTCCATATCTTGCTCTTCTAATATTGCCCTAAGTTTTACCTTTATTTTAGACAAATGTTCACGAACAGTATTTGGATGCTCAGTAATTCTAGCAGCTATTTCGGAAGATTTCTTGTTGTCTATATATTTCCACTTAAGAAGTTGCCTTTCTTGAACAGAAAGCTTATCAAAAGGTGGTTGAACCTCATCTCCAAGGACCCAAAATTCGTCTATTGCATTGTCAAAATGTTTATCTACAACAGCATAATTGATTGTGTCAATGTTAAATCCTTCAACTTGCTCTTCTGCGTTTTCGCTATTTTCGTCACCCGTATATAGCGGAAAAGATTTTCTTCCTAATTGATCAATTAAAAATGTGTCTACATTTTTTTTAAGAAGATAAAAAAAGTAACTGTATAAGAATGCACTAAAGGGGATTGGCCCTTTTTCTGAATCTCTTTTTTCATATCTTTGAACGCACTGAAGAAATGTGTATTGAACCGTCTGCCTAACTTCCTCTTCCGTGCAGTATCTTTTTGTCATGTAGCTTATTCCGCCTCATGCACTCATTCACATGCTTAAATCCTGCCTGATTCAATTTATTTTTCATTAAATTAAATCTAACAATTTTGTCTTTAACAAAAAGTGATACAAATCTCCTAATATCATAATCCGAGTAGCTATATTTTCCGGTAATACAGCATGCTGACATATTTAGTCAAAAAATTATTAAAAACTTTAAGTAATTCTGCTTTTGCGTCTTCATCTCCTGCTTTTGCCTTACGTATTAACTCCTGCATTTCGTTTTCTTCTAAAGAATAATATTGCTCCTTGTAGCTAGTCATGCTATTTTCCTTCCCAATAAGGTATTTTGTTTGAATAAAAATTTCTGATGTCTTCGTAGTAAACAACCTGCAGTATTCCGCAGTTCCGCAGCAAAGCTTTTTGCATTGTTGGAATACCTACTGCATATAAAGGTTAGTTTTTCAAATTCTTGTGGGTAATATCTTTTAAATCTCTTAAGTTTAATTTTACTTTTGTCGTCCAAATAGCCTTTTATCTCCAACCACTCATCTTGTTTTGGCAGATAAAAGTCTGGCGTATAACCTTTTGTTCCTCTTTTTATTGGAAAAGAAAAAACTTTAGGCTCAAATTCAAATTTAACTTCATACGCATTGTATATCCTCGCAACATTTGCCTCCCAATTAGATCTCATAACTATTCCTAAATCTTCCCTGTATCCTGATTTAGTATGCTTGTATGCGTTGCCTCTAGAGCTCTTGCTCTCCTCTTTAAGGATGACCATATCAATTGATTGGGACATAAGCTTTTTAAAATTTGGGTGCATTCTTTTTTTGCTTCTCGAAAAAAAATATTGCTCTGGAGTTGTCACTTCTGTTTTCATTGTGCTATCCTCATCTTCGTCAAAGACACCTATATTATACTTTATAATCAAACTAAAAACAAAACATAACCACAAAAAGTTGCCACCAAGGCAGAAAGGTGATAGAGTACCTATCATGAATACACTAGACACAATTATAAACAGCATGCGCCAGTCAATCAACGAGGATGTTATCGAGGATCTTACACAGCTCGGTTTCAACCACAACGACGCAGTTAAAATCGTCGTTGAATCAGACTTTGACCTGGTTGTTTCTGCCGAACAGGATCCTGTAGAGCAGTTCTGAGTTTAAACACTTATGATGCTTTAAAACCCCCTCCACTTATGTGGGGGGGGTTTTTAGATGTCTCTTTTCATTTTTTTAAGTCTTAGGGCTCCGACTCCGGCAAGCCCCGCTTTCAGCGTGATCGCAAAATGAACACATTCTCTCGTTAAAAGTCGCAGAAAAGTTTTGATCGTTAATTATTTTATCAATCTTTGATAACAAACTTACCTTAACTATCTCAAGATCTTCCTCTGTGTAGGTGTGAGATTTAACTCTATTTGTTCTTAAATAATGAAGTGAAGCGTTTATTGTTTTATCTGGGAAAAGATTTTTGGCTGCCAATGCGTATATTCCGTAGCTGAAGATTGCTTGGAATGTCTTTAAGGGCAACTTCTCTTTTGCCAGTTTTGTAATCTACAATATAAACATCATTATTTATAACGTCTACTCTATCTATGTATCCAATAATAGAATAGTTTCCTATAACAAAATTAAAACCAACTTCTTTTCCATACACATTAAATTTCTTATTTTTGTTAAGGTCAAAAAACTCTTCTACAATTTCGTCACCAACATCAACTAATTCTTTGGGAATCTTTCCAGCTGGATCGTAAGATAAAAGATTGTCTTTATATAACTTTTTCATCTGGCCTATGTCTAGATCGCTATCTTTTGATATGCAATCTTCCAGAACTGAGTGCACTATGTTGCCCAAGACTGCTGGTGCATTAAATCGCCTTGGTTCTTTTTTTATGTATGAAAAAAAATATTTTGAAGGACACATTTCGTATGTGTCTATTCTGGAGTAGCTAAATTCACTGAGTGTAAACTTTTGAAAATGATCTAGTTCTTCTATTGATTTTATTTTTAAAGTCATTCTTTTTTTGTCTCTATTACATTTCCATTTGCGTCATATTCTATTCCTGTTTCATCTATAATATGACCCGTCTTAATATTTTTAAACAATCCCTCACCAATAGCAACCCATCCGGTATTTCCTATTTCCATATAATCATCTTCAACGTATGGCCACATGCTCATCCTCAACTTTAATTATGCACTCGGAAAAATCTTCTATATTGCAATAGTAATTTAAAACTGCATAAAGATCCTGTAATTCTTTCTTAGTGCAGTAAAAACCAGCTATTCCTACTTGAACAAAAAACTTGGCGCCTATTAACTGTTCCTCTTGTTCGTACTCAACAAGCGCTATATTATTCTTGATTACTTTTCCAACTTCTTTCTTAACCATTTTTAGTCCTCATCTATAATTGTTATGGGATCCCAGTTTGGATCATTTAATTTTTCTCTCATATCTTTAACATAAGAGTCCCAATCTCTTTCATCTTGAGACTTTTTTTCATACTTTACCGTTCCCTTAAAGGGGTTTGTTTTAAATTTGGTAATTAATAATTTACCTTTTTTAGTTTTCCATCTAAGGTTTCCATTTTTGCAGTCGCAATAGTCATCAACGTCTGGATCTATTGTCCCCTCAGGATCAAACCTACCTGAGCACCCTTTGCATTTCGTATATCTACCTTTATCTTGGCATCTATTGCACGATGCGCAAAAAATCCAGCACGCTTTCTCTGTTGGGTTTTTGTATGTTCCTTTTATGGTCATGTCCTATCCTTTAATGCGTTCTCTAGTTTTTCTTTTAAAGTTATAGATGTTGTATTTTTGTATTTAAATGTTATGTTTTTATTTCCATCTTGAGTTTCTACAAAAACATAAGACCCACCATTTTTTGAATTAATTATATCATACAAATTACTAAAAGCAGACAAGGAAGTGTTCTTGTTTGCTTTTAAATAAATAGGTTTTCCGCCGGCAAAATTTGACAAGTCCATCTTTTCACAGTTGTTCATCACAATTTTTGTGGTTGAATTTTCTTCATCGCCGTCTTTTGCAACAGAACCAACAATCCTTATAACATCTCCATCAGCAAAAAAATCATCGGCGTAGTTTTTAGCTTCTCTGGGAAAAACTATTATTTCAATATCAGACGATATATCCTGCACATTAAACTTAAACATCTTCGCACCTTTTTTGGTTATAATTTTTTTTGCGCCTGAGACAACTCCGGCAACACAAACCCTATTGCCTTGATACATGTCTAAAACTTCCACTATTTCATTAGATATATTTTGAGATAACAAATCCCAGATTCCATCAACTGGATTTTTTGAAACATAAACTCCAAGTTCTTCTTTTTCTTTTTCAAGAATAGACAGTTCTGTTCTTCGTCCAAAATCGCTATCAAATGACCTGTCTATTAACTCATCAAAAGCACCTGCCTTAACAAGATGTTCAATCGTACTCTTTTTTAGAACAGAAGATCCAGTTCTTCTAAAAAAGTCATGCATAGAAATATAGGGCTTGCCGATATCTCTGCTGGAAATAATGGAATCGGACACAGAATACCCTATCCCGTTTACGGCAGAAAGGCCAAATATTATTGTTGATTCGTCTATGACACCAAAATCTTCCATTGATTTATTTATAGAAGGGGGCAGAACTTTTATTCCTCTTTTTCTGCAATCTGATAAGTACAGTGCCTGTTTCTCTTTGTTACCAACCACCGAACTCATTAAGGCTGCCATGTATTCAACTGTATAATTACTTTTCAGGTATGCCGTTATATATGAGATCATCGCATAGCTTGCAGCGTGAGCTCTATTGAAACCGTAGCCACCAAAATATTCTATTTCAGAATAAATTTTGTTTGCTTTTTGCTCTGTGATCCCCGATACTTGAATGCACCCAAGAACAAATTTTTGCCTAATAAGAGCTATCTTGTCTATTAGCTTTTTACCAATAACTTTTCTCAAGTCATCAGCTTCAGCTGAAGAAAACCCAGCTAATTCTCTAGCAACACCCAAAACATCTTCCTGATAAAGCATTACTCCCAGCGATGGCCCTAATACTTTTTCCAAACTAATATGATCATACTCTACTTTAGATCTTCCGTGTTTTCTGTCTATAAACAACTTATCCATTCCAGAACCCATAGGGCCTGGTCTGTGAAGCGATATTAGCGCCATTATGTCCTCAATGGTCTTAGGTTGAAGCTGAACCATCATCTCTCTCATGCTATTCGATTCAAGCTGGAAAACGCCTATAGCGTTGCCCTTACATAGTTCGTTATATGTTAACGAATCATCTAGTGGTATTGAATCAATATCTATGTGAATATCTCTGTGTTTTTTAACTAATTTTACACACTGATCTATAACACCAAGGTTCCTTAGTCCTAAAAAATCAATCTTTAAAAGACCGCATTGCTCTACCCTTCCCATGTCCCACTGCGTAACCACTGGGTTCTCAACGCCTTTTTGCATTATGGGCAGATACTCAACTAATGGACCCTTGGATATAACAATACCCGCTGCGTGGATTCCCGTTTGTCTAACTAGACCTTCAAGACCAAAGGCTGTATCAACTATCTTGCTTGAATCTTCATTTGATGAATACTCTTTATAAAATTCAGAAACCGTCATGCACTCTTTTAAAGATTTAGAAATACCTAACACTGGAGGAGGAACTAGCTTTGCTATTTTATCGCCAGAAACAAAATCATAACCAAGTGCTCTTGCAGCATCTCTAATTGACTGCCTTGCTCCAGTTCTGTTAAATGTGCAGATATGAGCTACCCTATCTGACCCATACTTTGACCTAGCATATTCGATTACCTTGTCTCTGTGCCTGTCATCAAAGTCTAGATCAATGTCTGGCATCGATTTTCTTCCCTCAACTAGAAAGCGCTCAAACATAAGACCAAACCTAATCGGGTCTAAGTTTGTGATATCAAATGCATATGACAAAACGCTTCCTGCAGCAGAGCCTCTTCCCCATCCGACTCTAATGTCATTATTTTTTGCCCACCTAACCAAGTCAGATACAACTAAAAAGTATTCTGGAAAACCCATATCCTTAACAACTTTGATCTCGTGTAGCGCTCTGTCTAATATATTTTGAGGGAGAGGATCTCCATACTTTAATTTTAGTCCTTCCCACGCCAATCTTTCAAAGTAATCTGTAGAAGACTCTTTTGTTGGAATGGGAAAGTTTGGGAAGTGTATTTGTCCAAACTTCAAATCAACTTCGACCATGTCATTCACGTACATGGTGTTTCTAAGAAAATTTTCGGTGAATCTAGATGACATGTCTTCATATGACTGAAGATAAAATTCATCGCCAGAGAAAGAAAACCTATCTGGAGTATTAATATTTGAGTTAGTTGCAACACAAAGCATTATGTCATGCGCTTTAGCGTCATGCCTATGCACGTAGTGGCAATCTCCTGTTGGAACTACTTTAGCTCCAATTTTTTCTGCTATTTCAATAAGCTGATTTGATATCTTTCTCTGTTCTGTTAAACCATGGTCTTGTATTTCAATAAAGTAGTTTTCTTTTCCGAACTATGTCCTGCATCTTTTTTGCAGAACTAAGAGCAAAGTTGTAATCATTTCTCAACAAAGCTTGAGATACTTCTCCATTTAAACAGCCAGAAAGAACTATAATGCCATCGGAATGTTCGGATATTAAATCATGATCTACTCTAGGTTTTACATAATAACCCTGAAGAAAAGACTTAGAAGACATTTTAATTATATTATGATAACCTTCATTATTCTTTGCAAGTATTGTTATGTGATAAGGCCCTCTTTGTTCCCACTCATTTTTAGCTGGGCCAGCTCTTTCTTCTTCGTCTCTATCAAATCTAGTTTTTCGAGCCTGATAAAACTCTGAACCAAGTATTGGTTTTACTCCGGCTGCTTTTCCGGCATCGTAAAAGTCCAGCCACGAGTGTATGTTTCCGTGGTCTGTTGTAGCAAGGCCGGACATCCCCAATGATTTAGCCCTAGAAAGATACTGCTCTATGTCACCATGCCCATCCAGCATTGAAAACACTGTATGGTTATGTAAGTTTGTCCAGTTTTTCACCCAACTCCTCGTTCTCTATCAGATTGATTCAAGGAATTATCTCTTGTTTCTCTATAAGTTATTATAACTACTCCGCCGCAATATTTACACGGCACAGCAGATCCCTCATGAGCAAAAGGATTTCTTTCCATATAGGACATTGGCTGATCAGACTTACATTCTGAGCACACGCCTATAACATCATCTGGATTGTTAACCATTTTCTTTTTCCTTTTTTATGTTTTTGTACGCAAATCTAAATGGAGAAGGTAAAGACTTTTCGCTTGTTTCCACAAAGCGATTGCCAACCTTGACCCATTTATTTTTAGCCTCTAAAGCACAGCTTCCGCATCCAACGCCAGCTGAATTAGCTCTATCACAAGTATATGGTCTTCCTCCTATGCCCATATTCCTTCTTTTTATCCAATCATTTATATGCGCAGACGATTTTTCAAAATTATAATCATAACAATTACTTAGTATTTCGTGCAGGAATTTAATTGAGTCTTCGGTATAGGTCAATATTGAGCACAAAAACAACCTAGCCTCATGCTCCAAGTTATGATTTTCAACAGCCTGATTGTACAGCCTTTGAATAGCTGGACACTTGGACATCAAATTGATCTTGTCAAAACACCTAGTCGACTCTTGCACTTCCCTAAAAACTTTTGATCCATACTTGTTGAAGTACTCTAATGGATCATCCTTTTTCTTTAAGCTTTCTTCCATTTCATAAGAATACTGCCTGTACCATTCATTGGCTTTATAGTCAAAGCTTTGTTCGCATACGGATATATTTTGCTTGTGCTTAGCGTAATCTAAAACTTCTGCAATGTCGCAATGTATATAATTTTTCAACTGGTACGGATTTAACAGAACTTTATACAGACCAGTTGATTGATGCTTTGAGTTTGGATATCTCCACATCCTTCTTTGATCGTAAACTGAAAAATCAATTGTAGAAAGATTTAACTTATCTTTCATATCACCTGCAATAAATCTATAAATTTTAGCCAATTGATTAGATGGATTAATGCCCAAAGATATCGGCTCACATTCTATGTGAAACCCTTTTTTCCCAGTAAAATAAACCAAAATAGATGACTTTGGAATAAACTGCACAAGGTATTCAAATAATTTCTTACATTCATCAAAAGCTAGGTTAATGTTTTCGCTGTCAAGGTCAAAATAGAGAGGACCAAACCTTAATGCTTTATCTAAATCTATTGAATTGTACGCAAAAACAGAAGTATAAATCCCTGTATTATCATTCTTTGCAGAATAATTTTCGATCTCATGCGATTCAAGTATGAGAGGCATTCCGTTTTGCTTATCTCTAATGACCCTGTTTAAAGAACTCACATACCTCGCGACCTCATAGTATTTCCATTGAGAAAGAAATTTGTTTTGCTCTAAATTAATCTTCATATAATTTAACTGTGTTTATGTTTTTTTCAGAACTCCATAAAATATTTTTTGAAAGACCTATTAAATTAGAAAAGTGAGTTCTATAGTATATAGATTCCTCTATATAATAGTCCATTTTTTTGATGGCAGTAAATCTTTTTAACAAACGTTCGTCTACTTCATCCATCTCGATTTATTTTCCATCTATCTTCTATTATATTGTCTCCGTCAACTATATAGTGTACCTTAGAAGCCAGGTTGTCTGCCAGATGAACTATCATATCCATGTAAGTAATTGGTATTGTTTCCGGAACAGGAGACCATGGCCCCAGGTGGCACCTAACCATTCTCAAGATTATTTGCACTACATCTTCAGACAGATATATGGTCGAGGACTCCGATTCTGAAGCATATTTTTTGTCTTCTTCTTGGCATCGTTTGACTAGTTTACCAACAGTATACGGATGCATCGGATCGTAATGAAACGAATCTTCTCCATCTATTTTTATACCCTTTGTTACATCATGCAAAAGGGCTGCGGCGATGATCATATCCAAATCCTCTTGAGGAAGAGAGTAAGATTCACTTATGATTTTTGCTGCGCGCACAACCCTTTTGGTGTGCAGCACGTTGCCACCCTCGTTGTGCTCGTCTGATGGATGATACTTCCCAGAAAAACTAGAGGGAATTACCCAAAAAGATTTAGACCTCAATAGTATTGATCTGACAAAAGACTTTATGCCTTCGTCAACAATAAGATTTATCTCATCTAATAAAGGTTTTAATATTTTATCTTCGTCATTTTTTGGAACAATCTTATTGTTATCCAAAAGTATTTCGTCTAGTATGTTTTTTGCCATTTTAACGTGAGCTTTCTTGTGCTTTATTAATATTCCATTTTGAACATGGAGAATCAAAAGGGCAGGACGCACAGTAGGAGATCATCCCTCTTTTGGGAAGAAAAAACTTCTCTTCTTTTAATTGATTACACCAAGCTTTTAAAACGTCTATGTCTTCTTTTTTTGTTTCAAATTCTGTAAAGTTACTTTTTGAATTTAACAAATCGTAATACCCAAACTTGGTTTTCTTAATTTTTTGTCCATATCTATTTGAGTATCCAAGATTTAAAATTGCAAAATCGGTTGTATATAAATATTCTTTTTTAAATTTAGTATTAAATACCCACTTAACAACATATATTGTTTCATTTAAACTATATATCAAATCAAAACTATCATAAATAGTTATTGGATTATTTATTGAAACAAAAAAATCTTCGTCTATAGCCATTGGTATGATTGCCGTATCGGCAAAATTTTCTATCACTCCCAACAAAGCTGCTGCAGCCTTTGTGGTGAGGCTAGCATTATTGCCGTAGGCGCTTTCATGCTGCTCTTGGGCAATGTCTTGTGCTGTCGTATTTTTTGGATACCACAACTTTTCCCACCTATTAAGAAGCGAGGCGTAGGATGGAGCAGCTCCAGATTGTTTTTTATAAAAATAAAAATTTACTATACTTTTTATAGTATTTTCAAATTTTTGAGAATATAAATCCCTACCCAATATTTTCTCGGGCAGTTGATCTACGTGTCTGTAATCATACAGTCTTGCACATATCTGAAAATCTTTTAGCTGTTTTGATGTTACTCTTTGCATTTTATATTATGACCATTCTGTCTGCTAGTTCGCGAAAATCAAAATCACTTTCGTGCTCGTAATCTTTTTTTGTTATTGCTTCGTATTCTTCATAAGTTTTGTTTTCATCTACATATTTCACCAAAGGAGAATCATAAACAAAAGTAGAGCCAGTAATTCTGTTTTTAGGAATTTGAAGCTGCATGATGCTGTCGTCCTCTGAGTCGTCTCCACTAATTAATTTTTTCTCAGTAATAAAAATTGTGACGGCGCACTTCTGCTGTATGGCGAGTGAGCCTCCGGTGTCTGACTGCTGTACCACTTCTCTCTTTTCTTTCATTCGATTTGAATTTTCTTGAGCAGTGATAATTAAAACACAATTCATATCTCTCGCAAGTTTTTCTAGCCTAACCATCATTTCCTCAAACTCACCCCATCTTGGTTTCCCCTTACCCCCTCTAGTAAACATGGACTGAATAGTGTCTATAACAACTACATCTGGCATTCTGTCTGTATCTCCGGTAATATCTCTCAGCCACCTCTCTAAGTCCTCAAAGTAAGGTGTTTCTGGATCATGGCGAACCATGAACCTATTCCCCCACTTATCTAGTCTGTCTCTAAATATAGATATATACTTTTTCTTTTCTTCTTCCGTCCATTTCGCTGACTCAGCGTAAACATTCTTTCCTATTATTTGAGTCATTAAAACTCTTTCCCAGTGAGATACAGCTTCTTCAAAATTTACATATAGAACTTTATAACCGCAGTCTGCCCAGTTGTTGACTAGGCATTTGGCAAAAGTGCTCTTACCCTTTCCGGAAGCAGCGATTATGGCGTGCACTGCGCCTTTAAAAAATCCACCCTCATCAGTATAGCCCATTGCTCTATTTAAAGACTTGTATTGCGTAGGTAAAAAATCTGGTATCTGTAAAAGATCCTCTGCGCGCCTTGCAATGTCATCTGCTGTCGTCACATTATCTAAAGGATTATAATTTAATTCATTTTCTAAATCTTTTATTTCGGAAGTCACTAAAGATATTCTTGCAAGATCCTTAGCATCCTTTTCCCCCTTTTGAGTTATAAGTATTTGAAGTTCCTGTAAATAATCTAATTGTTTTCTTTTATTAGCTTTGTGTTTTATTATTTTTGTAATAGATTCTGGCGTTGACAAAGTTAAAGACATCAAAATGTCCATCATTGTATCAACGCCAGAGACACCACCCAGGGCTAAATATATATCTGTTTCAGAGTCTAACCAAACCCTAAATGCAACTGGATCAACAATATCCAACTTTGTTGCATGACGATATGCAAGTATAGCCCTATAAAATTCATTAATGCCAGTGTGCCCATGTATAGTGCCCACAATATCTTCTGGCAAGAATGCATCAAAATACTCAATTGCCCCCTTTTGCCTCAAAGAAAGGGCAAATATTTGATATTCTAGCGGCATTTCTTTTTCTGCAGGCGCCTCACTAGCCTTAGTGTCTGTCATTCTTCTTGTTTTCTTTCATTTTATGATAATATTTTTTACGCTGCTCTGCGTTTTTCTTTTTTGCTGGACCATACAAAGGATTATCTTTTATGGTTTTTTTATTTTTTGGTTCCGCAGGAACGTTTGACTGTCTTATGGCTTCTATAATTCTATCATAAATTGACGCTTCCGTTAATGAATCGTTGTATCTAAAAATTATTAATGCTATTCCAAGTTCTGCGCACATCTGAGCTTTTTTATTATCTCTTATTTTTGCCTGCTCAAATTCATATTTAGAATCAAAAAATCTTTGAGTATAATAAAAATGTTGCCTACCGTGATATTCTGCTGCTATTTTATAGCGTGGGCAATAGACATCAAGCTTTAGCCTATCTCCTATGTGAAACTCGTTAAGGATTTTTTCCCCCGGTAAAAGCTTGCGCATTACAGAGGTGAGTATAGATTGACCCTTGGACATCTTTTTACGCTGATCTTTAACCCACGAAAGGCCAAGTTGATTAATTCTTTTATTTACGTACGCAGTTGTAAAGTTTAATTCTTTTGCTATTTCAGATATAGGCATACCAGTTTCAAACAACATATCTGTGAGAAACTCATCATCATCTTGATCTATCCCCCACTTTTTCATGTCTAACTGCTTCTTATTCTGTTTATTTTATCTGCAGCTCTGGCAACCGTTAAAGTTTTGCCCATATCTAATATGGACATATCAGTTTTCTCCCATATTTTTGAAGCAAGTGCTGAGCCAAACATAGGACAGTCCAGCACTGCTAAATCATATTCATTGGTGAATTCTGTTATTTGAGCGATAACTGAGTCTAACTTGTCATAAAAATCATTGTAGGGAACTGTAATGAAAGCAGAATCTTTTGAAAAGAATTTTCCTATATTTGATATACTTTGAAAAGAAACAACTAAAACATTTGTATTTTTGATATAATAATTCATGAAAATTTTAAATACATCTTTATTTTCATATATATAATTTTCTAAAAAAGCCGAGTCATAAAAATTTTTGTTTGACAGTCCAGCTTTATTAAGTTTATTTCTATGAGAATCAATAAACTCTAACTGAGCAGCTGCACAATAATTTGAATCCTGTATATTTAAACTGTTTGCCATTGATTGAACAAAGTTTCTTGGTGGTTTTTTTTCTCCTTTAATATCATTAAATACAGAAAAAAAAGATGATCTAGTATATGTGACAAAAGCAAATCTTTTTTTTCTTTCTAAAAGTTCTGTTACTTTTATTATAGTTTGTTTTGTATCATAGGTTTTCATTAGTGTTCCAATTCATTAGTACAGGGTTAGGGTCAATTATAGATTCTATATGTTGAATATTGTGAAACTCGCCTTTGTCTATCGACATGTATCTTTCATATTTAGCTGTCTTGTCTTCATCTTTAACATATCCTAAATGTTTCATTTTCAGATCTGAATGAATCCAATAATTTTTTCTTCTAATCATATCAACAACATAAGTAGGCTCTGATCCGCAGGCAAGTTTGCGGTCAAAGAATGTTCCACCTGATTGAAACCTAAATATTCTAGAACTATTGTTTGGTGTCCAAAGCTTATCAACCCTATATTGAGTAGGGTTCCACATGTGGTAAAACCTGACGTTGACAACGTCATATGCCGACTGCTTTAGAACATTTCTTAAAGACAGACCATCTTCGTGGAATAGCATTTCGTCGCAATCTATTGCAACAATCCAGTCATTTTGCTTTGCTACCTTTTCAAGATTACTCCACGCAACAGATCTGAGATGACCCTCATGCTTGGCAAATAGGCTTTCGCTTGTACTGAATACTTCTGCGTACTTGGCGGCTATTTCTGACGTGTTGTCATCGGAGCAGTCATCTGTAAATACAATTTTGTCAACCTGTTGAGATAGTCTTTCTAGAACGTCATGCAAAAATCTTTGTGATTCATTTTTACCGACCATTTGTGCAATTATCATATTATCTCCCATAATCTAACGGGGGTAAGCCGAATAACAGCTTACCCCCGTTAAACATTGCAAGTTTATCAGGCTGTAAGCTCTTCAATCTGCTCTCTCGCTTCAACAGAAGAGATTCTCTCAATATCTGTTGACTTAAAAAGAAGTTCGCCATCAACGTTACGACGGCCCATGGCCACCTTCTGCGCCTCAGCCTTATTATTTGCCTTTACTAGTGTAGTCGTAGTAACTGCAAAGTACTTGAACTTGTTTTCTGACATTTTGTTTTTCCTTTTTATTCTGTTGGATAATGAACTGCTATATATTCTATAGCATCTTGCAGATTGTCTGCAAGCTTTGTGGCCATATATTTCATATATGGTCGATTTTTATTCTGATTAGAACACATAATTATACTTGGTTGATTGTTCATTTTCGCCCAAGCCATTTCAAAGTCAGTTCCTATATATGCCCTATCTTCTAGCATGTATTCTACCAGCATTAAGTCTGATTTTTTTTGCATAAATAAATTTTTTTGAACAATTTCATCAGCGGTCATCTCAGGATCTTCTGGGATGGAGGTTGGATCATAGACCTTGTAGCCCAAAAACGATAAGGCTTTTGATGCGGATTCGCGCCATCCTATGGCGTAGTCTCCAACATGATCCATAGCTCCAGCTAAGTAAACAGAAATAGCCATACCTGCACTATTTGTCTTTCTTAAACTCTGTCCATGTTTTATCGCCAACACCGTAATATTCTTTTGCAAGTCCAGCTGCAACTATATCTGTATTTAAACAATTCCCATTATTATCCCAAACTTTTGCAAGAACTCGTCCATACTTTTCGTTTTTGTCAATAATTGTTTCTATTTTTACCCAGTTACCAGCTTTTTGCAGCCACTGATCAGTAAACTCTTTTGCAGCTAAACCTCGTTTTTTTTCCTCTATATTAGAAGTTCTGCTCTCGGGAGCATTTACCCCATATAAGCGCACCCTACCTTTTCTTAGTGTGTCAAAACCAAGGTCAATAACAATATCAAATGTATCGCCATCAACAACTTTTTTTACTTCTGCATTATAAATCCATGGATTTAATTTATCACTCATAATTAATCTCTTTCTATTCCGAAATGGTCGCACGCTTTTCTAAAAATTTCCCTAGACATAGGAAAGTATTTGTCTACGTGACTAATTCCTTCTCCAGGTTTTGGGCTTGACGCGTGCCAACTATGGCCTATTGATATAGATCCGTCATAAACTACATTATACCCTAAATGTCTGGCAAAATATGAACACCAAGTCTCTTCATAATAGTGTGGCGTTGGAAGAAATGCGCCTACTGCGTTTGGATATATTTGTTGATACTTTGAATTTGAAGTTAGGGCATTCCAAACGTCTCTTCTGACAAAATAGGCGGATCCGGATACTGTTACACATTCTATTTGATCTCTATATAGCTCATCTTCTAAATCAAATTCTCTCCATCCCCTATGTTTTGGAGCGGTATTTGTTCCAACTATTCCAGCGTGTGTTATTAAACTGTTTTCATCTCTTTGCTTGGGACCTAAGATATGAATATCTTCATTTTCTTGAAATATTTTTTGTATTTTTCTACAGTCTTCTGTAGTCATCCAAATGTCCCCATTTAAAATTCCAATTATTTCAGATCTAGAAGAGTGAGCCATCATATTTGCTGCTGCTGAGTAACCTATGTTTTTTCTTAGATACATTCTATCTATAGCGTATCTTTGTTCGTTCTCCCTTATCCATGGTATAAAATCGTCCGTAGAATTATTGTCGGTTATAAACAAGTTCCAATTTTTTTTGAGCGCGCCATTTGGACTTACAGCATCGTGATGCAGAGTGTCCAAAAGTCTCTGCAGCTGAGGTCTAGTATTGTGGTTGACCACACATAAATCAATCATTTATTTCGCCTATCATTAAAAGGTCTACTGGCATAATGGTCATGACTGTATCTAGTGCATCTTGAGAAGACAATCCCATGCCAATGTATTTTAGATATTTTTTTACGGCCAAACCGTAATCTTCAAAATAAAATTCTTTTAGCATATTGATGTGTTTTCTGTCTGAGGCAGAAACTGATCTGGGAAAGTTGTTATTGTATTTCATGTAAATTCTTCCAGCTGCATAGCCAAGTGCGACTCCGCACATTATAAAAATAATATCACCATTCTTCTTCATCGCTATCCTCAGGATTAAAATAAGTTTGAAATATTGCGTAGTTTATTTCTTCTGACACTTGAAGCCAAGAAAGTCTTTCCTCTTCTGTTAAACTTTGTCCTGACATTTCCCTGTACAATTCTGATATATGCTGAAGCGTTTCTAAATTTGCAACATATATTGCTTGTCCTGGTAGTATTTTTACGTTTACTTTCTTTTTTAAGTTTTGTTTCTTACTCATTTTCATTTTTTTTCTTTTTTATTTCTGCGGTTATGATCTCCTCTTTTGGAACTTCATAAACACATAGGCTTTTTTGATCCGGCTCAAAAGTTATAAACAATATTTTTTTTTGGTCCAAAGAATATCCTTCTGGTGGAGCAGATTCTAGCGCTATCTTCTTGGAAGCGCAACCGTATACTTGACTTAATCCTTCATAAACAACAACATAATTTAATTTTCCAGCTGCCATGATTGTATCCTACCAAATGTCTTTATTTATTAATAAAATTTAAAGTATGGCTATTACTCCAGCCAAAAGTCCCAACAAAAGCGATAATGCTATTGACAGATAGGTCGTAGCTGTACTCTTTCTGGATTGCGCTAACATGTGTAAACTGATGCACCAATTAATCGATATGCAGAAAACCAATACAAAAAGAATATTGTATATCATAATAACCCTTCAGAAACAAGAGACTTAAAAGATATAGGAAACAATGGTTGTGTTAGCTGTTTTACGGCATTTGCATATGCCTGAATTTCTACCTGAGAATCCTCTGATAATCTTTGATTTAAGAACAACGCAACAGACTGCAATGAACAAGACCATCTATAGACAACATACATACCATATGCACAAAGGAATAATCTTGCCTGCTCTGCTGCAATACCACTTTCCATTGCCATATTGTACAGTGCCTCACCTTTTTCTGCGTGCTGCACCAACTGCTGCGTCAGTGTAGATCCAATAAAAGGATCTGCTATACCTTGAGAACCTTGTTTTTTGTCTTCAGGGGCAAGACGCCATTGTTCCATAGTTGGAAAATAAAACTCCGGCTCCATTGTAACATATCTTCTTGAAGATTCGTTCCAAGAATCCATTGTATGATCTGATCCAACGACATATTTCCAGTGCTGCCTAGCCACCATTAATGGAGCTTTAAACTCATATGTTATAAAAGCGTGTCTGAATGGTGACATGTGATTTTCTCTTGCAAGAAAGTCAATTAACCTTGCATCTTTTACAGAAAATTCTTTTGACTCTTTTGCAAAAGAGGCTCTAGCGGCATTTGCTACCGACAAATCACTGCCCATATGATCAACCACCCTAACATAACCCTTGTCTAAAACATTGACTGTGTCACTATTTTGGCTATTCATCTTCTTCAGTATCCTCTTGTTCGTGTTCGTCTTCTTCAGTAATAGCATACATTATATCATCGTTCTTAGACATGTGAGTAAAAAAATTTTCTGACGCTTGATACAAATAAGACAGTAAATCTTCCCACTCTTTTGTGGGGATAAAAGATGGACCAAAGTTACATCTATATATTAAAGAATTTACAGACAAAAGACTATCCATTAAAGACTCTTGAATTAATAAAAGATTTTTTGTATCAAAAATTGCTTCTTCTTTATTCGTATCTTCTATGGAAGCAGAGCTCATTAATTCATCAAACATTTTATTGATGTCATCTTCTTCAAATCCTTGCACAGTTAACTCTTTTGATTATCTTTTAAAAATTTTATCTCACAAGAATCTGTGGTGCAGTAAGACTCGCCTATCGCATCAACAGCTAGTCCCGCGTATACTCCCGATAAATCTATTGGAAAGAGTTTTGTAGATCCTTCCTGGTTATACTCCTCTTCGGTTATTTGAGTATACGGCATTTGTGGGTAAGTTTGATTTCCTTGAGGAAGGAAAGAAACAGTTTTCAACTGCCCATCATACATATGCAGAACCGTACCAACATGCTGCTGCTCTGTTTCTGCGTCAAAAGATACAGTAACAGAAACAGAATTGTCTGACCAATATCTTTGTGCAGCAGCTGCTAAAGCAATTTTTTCAAATATAGTTACGTCTTTTTCTGATCTTTTCGCATTGGATTTTATTGGGAAGTAAACTACTGATGTAGTATCGGGAGACTCAGAAGCTGGCTCTACCCTATAGTTTGCCATCCTAAACAAAGGTAACATTGGGTCGTCATTTGAAAACCTAATCGTTCTATTAAAAAACTGTCCACCCGGAGTCCAGTGAACGCCAGGTGATTCTCCTGCCAAAATAGAAACTGTGCCAGAAGGTTTTACTGTTGTCATTTTAATAGACTCACGAACTCCAAGCCATTCTGAGTATATATTGTCATATCTCTGTATTGTTTTATATCCCTCATCCATCCACTCACGTAGAACTGGCATTCCGTTATTGTCGGCAAAGTCTGCAACACCTGACATTGAGGCACCTATTCTTCTATTTCTTTGCATGATGGCGTTTGTTTCTTCCCAGTGTGTTGGAAGAAGCGTTACTGTCTTAGCATACAGGTACGCAAATTTTAAAGTTCTTCTATAATCATCTAAGGATTCGTGTCTTCCTAGGTATGTTTCTACCAACGTGCAGCACTCGTAGGACTCGAGAGACTGCTCTGCGCATGGGTTAAACCCCGCGACTCTGTGATCCTTATTATTTAATCCATCTGCTAGTCTTCCATATTTACGAGACATGTCCATCCAAATCACTCCCGGCTCACCGTTTCTAGCAATCCCGTCAACAATTGGAGAAAGATCTTGACCAACAAAAACCTCAACTGAATTATTTGACATCCATCCCCAACCTGGATTTTCTGAATCATATGAATTTCTTTCTGGAAAGACTTCTGCGTTCTTTAAATTAAGAAACTCTTCATCGTCGATTCTACCAATTAGAAGTTCTGCTGATCTTCTTACGTTTCCAGACACAACACATACACCAATTAGGTTTCCTATGTCTGCTATGTCCTTTCTAGTAAGCTTTTCTCCGTTGCGATTATTGAATATTCTTCTGATTGATTCATGTAGTTTTATCAGTGGGGCTGGACCAGAAGCTGTTCCACCAAAAGTTTTAATTGGAGAGCCCAATGGCCTAATCTGACTATAGTCAAAAGAAACAATATTTTGATCTGGCTTTAAATATGAATTTATTAAAGAAATTGCGGAGTCTCTCCAGCCCTCTCTGCTGTCTTCAATAACCTCTGTAACCTCTCCTCTATTTGGGGAATAGATAATAAAATCTTTATCAGCACCCTTATCGTCAAAGCCCACCCCTACTCCAAGCATAGATGCTTCCATTAAGAATCCAAATGGTTTTGCAGGATTAAGCTTAGTCATTTCAGATGTAGAAACAAACGCGCAGTTCTGCAGTGCTGCAGAGTTTTTTTGTACGTTTACAATTTGAGTACCCATCATCCACAGTCCGCGACCAGGAGGTGTCCATTTTAGATTAAACAATCTATCAAAAGCTTCTTTTGCTGATGCTTGCGCTTTTGCGTCATTCCACGGAAGTCTATTTTTCTTGCAGTGATCTTTTTGAAGAGAGTATGTTCCATTGATAACTCTCTCGCACACATCAACCCAAGTCTCTTTTGTCCCATCTTCTTTAATCCTAGAATAGGTTCTAAGAAATGTTATTTCTCCAACCGAATTACCGCCTGCATCTGTGTATCCAAAAGGTGGTTTTTTAGATCTGTATTGCTCTACAAAATCATCAGTTAACCTAAAAGAGTACATTAACAAACTTTTACTTGCTACGGGGGCTAATAGCTCTGTTGCGGTGGTTTCTGTAGTCATCTATTTCTCCTTATTTATTTGTTAACGTCTTAATATATTTTGGATTTGTTTTTGATATTTCAGCTTTTTTAATCTTTAAAACTTGATCAACTGAATAAACTTTGTATATTTCTTTTTCTATAAAATAACCGCTTCTCCAGTTTAGCACCCTGTCAGTGTTCAAACTGTAATTTGAGAATATATTACAGATGACTGCGCCACCATATATCTTGACTAAATTTTTTATCTTTTCTACAGCTTCGTTCTTTTTTTCTTCAGAGGAAAAACTTTCCCTATTAAGTTTTTCATATAGCCAATTATATGCCTGTCTTGTAAGTGGAGACATGTCAATCTGCTCAAATATTCCTAATGATAATATTTTTTTTCTATTATTTTCTATTTCTAAGTCTTTTTTTACAATTTCCCTTAGGGTTTGAAACCAATCTCGTTCATTGTATTGTGGCCACCCAGAAACCCAAAAAAGCAAAACGTGCTTCTCTTCTGGTATTGGAGATTTGTTTATTATCGGAGAAAGGCAGGCACAAGCTACAGACTTTTTTACGAATTCTTTTGCCTTCTGTTCGTCTCCAAGCTTTTTCTTTTGGACAGACCAAAGCTGAGAAATTTTTTCTTTCCAATCCGCTTCACCCAAATATATGTTAAGATACTTTTCTGCTAAATCAAAAGACATAATCCCCTCCGAGACCATTGCCTCTGCAGATTGTATAGACATAATTAATCCTCTTTATCTTTATCAAAAGATATAAAACTACTTCTAAAAAACAGATTCCCGCCCATTCCTGGAGCGGGAATCCATCAAATGATGCAATAGATTATATCACCTTATTGTGAGTTCTGTTGTATAAATTTTCTTCTTCTGACCTGCTTCTCCATTAAAAGGTGAGCTGTAATTAACGTCCAACAAGCTATTGGAAATATGCTTTTTTTAATGTCTTCTGTTGATCTCCAAAAATACCTAGTTAATGTTTCTGCTTTTTTTGTTTTTATGGCGTAAGCATCGTATGCAACCACAATAGACATTAGAGCCATCCAACCATATATTCCAGAAGTTCTCTCGTCCTTGTCTAGGACTATGGGGCTAGAGTAATAATTATAGAGCCTTTGAAGAGGCAACGCCTTTCCACTCTTGAACTTTGTATCTTCCATAATCTCCTGCTGTATTTGCCTGGCCGTAACCCGAAGTAAAAACTTTAGAGCTTTCAGTGCCTTTATGTTCTTCGGGTATAAAATAACCAAATGAATTTGCAGCACCGGATGAGTCGGTTCTTGTCCAAGTATGGCCAACATTTGTAAGGGTCTGCGCTGAAGCTAGCCCAGCAAATCTATAGGCCCTGTGCTTGTATTCATTTTGTCTTTCCTCGTGACCATAACCCGATGGGAAGGCTCTTACTGCAGTAAGTCCTTTGTACTCCATTGGGCGAAACCTTGCTCCGTCATATGTGGCTGTTCCATCTGGGAATGTACCAGAAAGTGGATGAACATAAAGCGTAGTGCCATTAAACAATTGTGACATGAACACATCGCCGGGGTGATAACCTGTCCCTGGGGTATGTGCGTTATCGGGAAAGCCGCCTAGTAAATGACTAGTGTTGTAAAGCGGATAGAAAGAATATGTTCCCGTACCCTTTGCCTTGCCTGTCATTGTAGAGTATGGGTTAACCATATCGTTGGTGTTTACGCCTCTTAAAACTGGTCTTGGACCAACGTAAAAAGTAGTCATTTTTCTCTCCTTATAAAGATATTATGTCAATATAGTAAAACAATTTTAGGGTTTTCGCAGGAAAACTATAAGTTATAATCGGCCTGAACTATGATGTCTGATGCAATTAAAGGTATTTTATTGTCCAGCATGTTAAGGGTCAGCTCAATATAGACTGAGCTTGATGCACCGGTGTTTGAATTGGGGGTATAGGTAGACCCATTGGGGTAAAAAACCCTATAGCTAGAAGCTTGAGAAACTAGCGATTGGGAAATGTTGTATATTTTTATAGAGACATTGGTTATCTCGTTGATTGTTTTGCCGCTTGGTGCATTAAACTTGATAAACGTCTTACCAGTTGGTAGAAATTTTTCATATCTGACATCAAGATTTGATAACCCATATGTGTAAACATACTGATTGTTTTCTACGATATAATTTTTTTGTCTCAACAATATTCTTATTGCCGTGATCGGCACCTCAGCAAAAAGGAAATTAAGTGGTCCTGCATTTTGAATTATGTCAGATCCTGATGTTGTCCAACCCCCGGGTGCCACTTTCCCTAGCGCATCATATTGTCCGTCATAGAATCCAGGATTTACAGGAACGTATACATCTTTGTCTGTCATGGTTGGATTTAATTTAGTCGTGTATTCCACCTTTACTACATCGACCCCACTTGCTGGGAAAGGCGTTAATCTAATATTGTTTGACAAAGTGCTGCCCACAGAGCCTGATGGTATTTTTAAATACAAATAAGTACTAACGCCCAGTGGATTTGGGGAATTCAATATTACATTTCTTCTCCATATTTTATCTGGCTGATCAAGAAGCGCGTTTTGTACTGGAGTAGTATCTATCACCGCACCAGTTGTGTCCCCACCAGAAAGTGAATTATCTATTTTTGTTTCCAAAAAATCAGGTATGACCTGGCCATGCACTGGATTTATAAACTTAATTTTAGAATATGAAGATCCAGAAACAACGGGAAGCGTCAGCTGATTATAGTACTCATTATATTCTAGGGATAGGCTTGCCGGTATGGCGTACGACGTATTGACAAAAGGCGTCATGTCAATTTGGGACTTTGAATATAAAGACATCTGGTTCGTATTTTGACTTTCAATTGCCCTAACTCTGTCAAGCAAATCTTGAATTGCAGCTGATAAAAACAAATTTTCTTTTATAACTCTCTCTATTATTTCAGACATTTTCTTATCCAAAACACCGTATTTATTGTATAGATAAACCAAGTCGGAATAATTTTGCTCTATTCTTGTATTAAAATCAGTGCTGGATATTGGACCATGGTATTGCTGTAGTTTTTTTTCTGTATATATAAACTCTGACACTTTATTCCTTCTTTGCTATTAGGTCTTCAATTATTCTTACTTTTTCTTGTATTAGAGAAAGTTTTGACGAATTTATTGCGTATGTATTAAAAGAAACTTCATCTAAATAGTACGGAGTTGACGAACCAAAAGTATAATCCATAGTATCTCTATCAAAATTTATATAATTAAAATATATAGTTGCATCTAAATCGGTTTCATCAAAGGTGTTTGGCGTTGCCAAACTGTAGTTTGAAGCATACTTTTTATGCAGTTGATTAATTTCAAATAATAAATCTTCTGCTTTACTATCAAGTTTGGCGCAGTCCACAACGAATTGATCATAGTACAAGTTTAATACATGCGAAGGAATTGGTCCCAAATATGGAATTCTCTGCCTAGACATGTTCGGCTCATAGACGATTTCTCTTTTGTTTTGTTCTGAATAACTTTTTGCCATGATATACTAGTGCCTTAATTTGAGCTTGTAAGAATTAATGGCTGGACTAGAGTAAGCTGTTTGACCCCTTGATAAGTCTATTCTAACTCTTAATCCAAGAACTCCATTATCTAAATTTTGAAGATAATACACTATACTGCCGCTTGAAATTTCTTTTTCTCTTCTGTAAACTATTTCTTTATTATTTTCCCAAGTTATAACAGAAAAAACATTATCTTGATTAGAATGCATTGTTCTTAAATCCTCTATTTTGACCTGGAAAAGATAATTTTGGAAAGGCATTAAACCGACTTCTTGAGACAATGACATGCCCTCCATCAAAGATATTGATCCCTGAAAACTAGAGGCACTTGTTCCTGTTGTAGAATTGTTTATTACAATATCTATTGAGTTCTGGCCCCTCCTAAAGTTCCAGGTAATTGAGGCGAACATTGCTCCCGACTCTACAGTCGTAAGTAATCTTCCGTTTAAATATATATCTACATTCCAATATTGAGCTTCAGAAGTTTTTAAAAATCTGTTGGTATACGTTGCGTCTGTTTGTGCGTATACATTAGTCGACAAATAAACACTTCCTGCAGGGATGCTGTTGCCAGTAAAAAATACGTCAGTAGAACCTATGTCAGATTCACTCGTTGTGACGACAACATCTTTTCTATATCCAGATGTTATTTCCTGCCAGGCAGAAAATGATAATGTTGTCCCTGCAACATGCTGAACTTTTATTTGTTTTGACTTTACATTTTCTAAAATATATGGAGAAATTGGCTCAATACCAGATGGAAACTTAGCTAATCTATATAAATTAAATCCATAGTTAGAGTAATCAGATTGATAATAATAGTTTTGAATTGGGTTACTGTAATCTGCTGTTCTTGGAATCCTAATAAAGTTTGTTGATGTTGGAATAATTGAATTATTTATTTTGTCGACAATTTCCATTGCCTTCATTGTTGCCCCATTAAATCTAATAATATTTTCAGAATTTGACGAAGATCTACTTGAAGGTGCTATCTCTGTCCAGTTTAGTTGATTTACGTCAGATTCTGATGCATTGTCTTGCGCTATGTAATATCTCACAGAACAGCCGGCAGGTATTTGTTCCTGCGCCTCTAGCATAACTGCATCCACCATCATGTTTTTATTTTTGCCATCCACCACCTGAACAGGTTTGCTTATGTATGTAGCTGAAGAATCATAATAGGGAGCAGATATAACTAATTCATCAATTGTAAAGTCATATACGTATAATTTATTTTGAGAGTTGTCTGTTAAAACTTGATCCGGTTCTATTTTTGAAAAAAATATATCAATTTTGCTAGTTACTTTTGGCTCAAAATTGAAAGAAAACACATCGTAGTCTAACGAACCTTTTTTGGAAAAAAATAATGAGTTGTCCGCATTTTCTCTGTCATTCACAATTACGGATGTGTCAACCTGTTTTCTTGAAATCAATCTACCTTCTATGTTTGAAACGCCCACATTCCCAATACTATCTATCGGCACGCTTATTCTAAGTGTGCAGTTGCCGATTGTACTCGATTTATAACCGACTGTTTGATCTTGCCCCACATAATTCCAATTGGAATTGTTTAATCCATTAAAAACATTAGAAAAATCAACCCCCTGCCTTAGATCTACTCTTTCTCCATCAAAAAACACTGCAACTTCTACGGCAGTGGCTCTGCTTAATATGTTCCCAACATAATCAAATAGTCCGGATGTAATTTTTGGAAGAGTAACTTTTCTAGTTTCGGTGTCAACAACAGCAGTGGTATTGTCTATGTCAGTTGATTCTAAATTGTTGAACGCGTTTGTTACACTGTAATAAAAGCCATCTGTATTATTGAGAGAAAATAAATAATCATCTACTTTTGTTTCTACTTCTGCTCTTGTGTTTCTTAAATTTTCTAATCTAAACTTGTAAGCTGAAATTATGGCATAAAGGGCTTCAACATCTTCACTGTAAGAATCATAAATAACATCTATATTAAACATCAAGGTCGCCATTATCTTATTCAATGTGTTGTAATCTATTTTGGAAAAAGCGTTGAGATCTCCGTACGGAACAATCACAGGATTTCCTGGTTTATTAACAGAAAAATACTGACCAAACAAAACATCTATATCGTTATAGCTTGGTTTATCTCCAATTGCGTGATATATTTTAAACAATATATCAATTAATCTTTTCTTTTGTATGTTTTCTATACTCATTGTTTAAATCTTACTCCCAATTTATACTGACTTAACTCAGGACTTAAATTGCCGCTTCTGCTTTTTTTCATAATGGCTCTGAATCTTATGGATTTAATCGGATTTGGCACTTCGGGATAATTGTAGTAGGCTATTTGTGGCAGCATGCTTGACGACGGTATGTTTTGATTAAAGGCCACTATCTCCGGCACTCCCACAAAGTTTCTTTGTATCGGCGATATTTGTATCCACTTAATGCCATCGTCTACACTTATGTAGTAATCGATTGATGTTGAATCATCATCTGTCGCCGGCACTCTATCTTCAACCTCAAGGCTTACAAGGTCAACATTTTCTTTTACATAAAATGGTTTTGATATAATTTCTGCTTTATCAGAAAATAATTCTTTTCCGACAAATATATCTCTAATGCCTATACTGGCTCTTTTTGCTCTTAATTTTTCATATTTTCTCTTTAAAAATACTTGCTCTGTTTCTACTTTTGGAGCGGTTATGGATATTGTGTCTATTGTTAAATTTGTTGTTGACGCCAATGCATACAATGGCATGCAGACAACTGTTACTGCAGGGCTTGTTCCCGCTGCAACTTGGTTGGCACTGATGTCAACAACAGTAAAAGAAGTTGAATTGATCACAGTGGCAACTTGGTATATTTCGTTAAACTCAACGGTTGCTGATCTTATTGTTCCACTTAGAAAAATGCGATCTCCAGCTGCAAGATTATGGTTCTCTGCACAAGAAATAGTGAGCGTGTGTTGATAGCCACCAGTGACCGCAGTTCCAGCATCAATACCAATTGTTGATAAGTCTACTTTTTTAAGGCTAAGTGTTTCATTTTCTGCCAAAAATACACATGGTGATTTTGTGGGATCGGCTGTAATCTCCGATTTTATTGAGTTGACTACTCCAGTCGTAACATTTATGGATGGTACGTTTCTAAACACATAATATTCCTTACCCATAAAGGTTTGTTTTCTTTCGTAAAAACAAAAAACATCTGTGGCTTTTGTTAACTTTAATCTATTATTCTGAACAGGTGTATTTACAGAATAAGAAAGATCTACCCTAACAGAATCGGCTGTTAAAGACTTAATTGAATTAGGTCTTTCAATCGATGGAATTATTGAATTTTTGTTCCACCTTAAGGAGCCCTGCACGTAGCCAGGTGGCATGTCCTGTTCTGGGGCAAATCTACTTTGATTTCTCCACTTAGGAGAATTTTGAGTAGAGTTTAAATATGTTTCAGAAGCATAAGGCTCCCAATATATATTTTTAATTAACACATCATTAAATAAATCTTGTTCAAAAGTAATGTAAATTTTATTTGCGGTTACTTCTTCAAATCTAAAAATTCCTTTATTGTATGAGTAATTATTATAGTTGCCTATTGTAGATCCGGATATATCTGCACCAATATACACGGGATTTCCTTGAATAACCTGGAACAATCTATTGGTTACTGTGTTATACAATTGAATAGACGTAACTTTTATATTTTTAATTCTTGCATTTAAACCAACTTCGTCATAGCCAAAAAATGGAATTATTGAAAGATAGTTAACCTTTTCCCCAGATGACTTTACTGAGTTAAGTTCAACTGTTAGTTTAAGTGGCTTTGTGTGATCAAAGCTTGACCATTCAACTTCATTATTACCGCTTATATACCTAAACTCATAAGAGGGTCTAGTGACTGAAGATTGATTTTTGTCCAAACTAATCGCTTCGTATTCATAATAGGACACCGGGCTTTGGTCTATCATTTTTGTTGGATCATTTTTAACTGTTAAAGAATCTTTTTGAAACAAAAAAGGATCTTGCACATTGTTTAATGTACCTTCAGAAAACAAAAAGCTACATCCAGCTAAGCCATTAGAAATTCCAAACGGATTGGTGTTTTGATCTGAATTAAAGTTATTATAATTTTGATTATAAACAACAACGCGAGAATTCCATTTTGATCTCCCTTTTAGTGGCAACGTTGCAACTCCAGCAGAAACATCACACACGTTAATACCCTTAGTTTTAGATACATCTATTAAATCCATATTATTTAACAAGTCACCTAAATATGATATATTATTGGAGGAACTGCTAGAGTACATCTCTAGTGCAGCTATTTTAGATCTTATTCTTGCAACAGAAGATTTTTCTGATTCTATTTCTTGATTCAAAATATTAAAAGAATTTATGTAATTTGCGGTAAGAGAGTCTAATTGATTTGTTATGATATTGACATCTGCGCCAATAGCTGCCACCATTTTATTAAATCTCGCAGAAGACGGTATATCACCTGTGTTTATTAAATCAAGTTCGGCTAGGGGAGAGCCAACAATAGCCCTTATTATTGCCAGCATTTCCGCATAGGCCGCATCAAATTCTTTAGGTGTAACATTTTGATTACTAACATAGCCGTCAACGAACTTCTGTATAATAGCTATTATTTGAGAGTAGGCTAGAGAATCAGTTGATAATTGTGCCATATTTAATCCTTAAGAATTTGTTTTTCTAAATATATTATCATATCTTATAAATTTATTTGTCATAGAATCTTCTTTAAATCCTGAAAACTTAAAAATCAATCTATCTAAAGATGAATTTTCCATCGTTGGAGTAAGAGATCTTAGAATAACCCTATATCTAAATATATCTGGGAGATATTGATACATAACTCTAAATGATTTTGTGGGGTTTTTATTGAAAATAATTGTTTTATCATAATGAACAAAATAAATTGAACTTGTGTCATTGGGGAAAATAGGAAGACTATTGTCATTCAAGAGATAATTAGTTAAGTTAATGGCCGTTGTGTTATCGTCAAAAATAACTTTTACTGGAGAATAAGAAGAATAATCGTAATTACCAAAAGACGTATTAGAGCTTGTTATCGTTCCCATATAAGAGTTATAGTTCCCCCCTACCAACTTGGATCGGTCAATGTAGGGACATTTAGAAAGCTGCGCAGAAAGATCATAATTTACCTTATTAAAGTACTCTCCAGACTGACCATTTGAAGAGGCCATAGATAAAACCGGACTCGCCAAATTTGCAGAAAATAATTGAATTTCTTTAGCGGCAGATATATTTGATGGACTATAGCGCGCCACATAAATCGAGTTAGCCTGTGCTACTCTTGAGGCCAATGTTACCGTAGATCCAGACACAGCAAACTGATTACTTGGCATTATTAATCCATCTTTATAGATTGTTACAGATTCTGTAAGTGGCGGAAATCTTAGCGACGCAGTATTATTTGATCCAAAAATTAATAGTTCAGAATCAATTTGGTTCGAATCATAAGGCATTATGGGTTTCCAATCATTTTCGCTTGATGGACTTTCCTTCACACTAACACTTAATTCAATAGAGGTTGAGGCCAAATAGCTGCTTAAATTGGTTCCAATATTGTTATCAACCGTATTCCATAAAGCCTTGACAGACATTGGTCTTGCGTTTAACGGCAATCTTTTGCTTACGAAAAAAGCTCTACGACTATTATTTTGCATTGCCTGAGTAGACATAACAGATATATTCTTTATGGAAAACATATACTCATACATATCTTTTGACTCTATGTTGTTCATTATTTGAGTTGCATCACTTCTATTGGGCGACAACGTATTATTGCCGACAAAATGTCCGTTGTTATCAAAGTTGTTTGAGTCGCCAACTGGAATTATTCCACCAGACAAATAGGAATTAACAGATTTAATTGTAGACCTTAAAGTCGAATCCACATAAGTTGATGGATTCAAAGACCTAACTTTTGATCCTAAACTAAAAGAAACTACAGAAAAAACAATATTGTTAATAACATCAAAGTTTTTAAATCTATTGTAGTCGTCTATGTCGGAAGGTCTAGATTCTCTTTTATCCATTTTCAATATGGTAACCTGGTCTTTGTTTTTTTTCGTTGGATAATACTTTGTATAATTGTATGAATGAATATTTTTATTTTTTAATACAAAATCCCTATTAAAATCTTTTAAGAAAAAGTTAAAAACATAGTCTTGAAGTGTGTCATGTTTTTGTTTTCTTTCAGCTCTTAATTTTTTAACTATATAGTTAATCATTTTAGAATTTATTTCAGATTGTTGTGCTGGTAATTTTGTTCTTTTATATTTTTTTTGCTTAAAGAAAAGTATAAATTCTTGTATTTCTTGTTCTGGAAAATTAATATCTATATTTTTATTTGAAAATACGGCATCAGTCATTAGTGGAACATAATTATTTTGATTAGACGACGCGTTGTTGGTATTGGCTTGACCACTACGTAAGACCGCTTGAGTTAGGGAAAGCCCGCTTCCAACGTTTGGGGAGATTCTTATGCGAGAGGCTCGTACGGGAGAAAATAATTCAACACGAACTGCTACCTCTGCTCCACTCGAAGTGGTAGAAGAATTCTTAAAAGAATAATATTCTGTCCTAGAAAATATTGAATCATTTATTATAGAGGGACTTTTGATTGTTAGGTTCCAAGAGTTGTTTGAGTCTCCGGTAATAGAGTTTTCCACTCCTGTATCACTTGATATAATATGATCAGAAAAATTAGTCTTATAAGAAATAGATTTTATATTGCTTTTAGAAATTGGAACAAAAAGTTCTTCTATATTTTGAGAAAATTTTAGAGTACCAGTAAATGAATCTACGTAACTTTTTTCTCTTTCAGCAAAATTTACATTATTTCTATCTGTAATTGTTAAATCAAATCCTTGATCATATTTATAATAATTTTGATCATTATCAAAATTTTCTATAAAATTAATATTATATAAATCATCTTCTCCGCGATATAAAAGAGTAATTATTGATATAGGAATTTAAATATTCAATATCTCTTTCTATTTTTTCAATCTCTCCACCAAAAATATTTGCCATACCAGACGCTAACAGCGACAAGGTAGAAGATATTGTATACAAAGACTTGACTCTTAACTCAAGATCTCTAAACAAATCAACTAAAACTTCTCTCTGAAATTCAGACAAAGGAGACACAAATACCGGTATATAATCAGATGCTTTTGTCAAAGAAGAAGTTTTTTCAATCAATCTTCCTAATTCTTCTTTTTCCAACAAAGATTGTTTTAATACAGAATAAATACTTTTGCGAAAAGATCCGCCAAAAGACATTACATAATTGCCGAGGTCATTAATCATTATCTATCGATCTCCAATCAATCCCATCCAGGTCTTGTATATCAAAGCTTACGCCAGCTGTTATATTATTGCGGACTATATTGTAAACTTCTTGCTTTGAAGAAAAATTGTTCATTACTTCTCTCGGAATTTGAACTACAACATATCCACCATTTGGATGAAGGTATGCTTTTCCTGTGTACAAATCTGCATAAGAACCAATATCTTTATTTTCTTCAAATATTCTGCCAATATCAACCTTGCTGGACAGCCCGCCACCCCTCAGTCTCATATCTTCCACTTTAACATTACTGAAGTCGTACTTATTATTTATCAATATAGTAGCGATATGTAAGGCAAGTGGGTTATAAGAATTAGAACTGATTTTAAAAATGTTAGAATCATTAGTGTATTGAATGGCTCCTTGTGCAACAAACTCATTTATAACTGACGAATTTGTCCCTGACATTTGTTCGCATTTTAATGGAAGTATATACAGAAATATCGGCCTGTTTGTCTTTGGTGCACTGTATGGATTTATGGGAAGAAGTTGTCCGTCTATTTGGTGGATCATTATGTTTGATGTCTTAATTGTGTAGCTAACTTGAATATCTTTTGATTCAAGTGGAACTATTTCTTTTTTGAATTTTATTAAACCAGTATGTTTATCAAAACTTTTTATTTCTTTTCTAGAAACTTCTACCCACGTGTCGTTATTTTTCTTCAAATACACCTTAATCCACGGAACTATTGGACTTGCATCAGTGTATTGGTTCTGACCAGAACTGGGTACTTGATACGTTTTATCATACTGCTCCTGTACACAATGTATCTGTCCATGTCTTAAAGCAATCTCGTTATCAGAAACAATCTTTGGATTTTCGTCATATACATCATAGTAGCCAAAACCAAAAATTGATGAATAAGGCGTTTTAATTTTAGTTGTATCGTAGTAGCACTTTAAATTCTGACCCCTGTACTCTTTCAACCAATTGGTAAAGTTATATGCAGCAGGTATCGTAATCTGCTTAACAAACTTACCAGGAGTAAGATTAACATACCATGTATCAAACTTGGTTAAAGTTGAAGGAGGCGCACTAACTGCTATTTTTGGTCTGCTAATTACCTTTACGGAATAAACTGGACATATGTATCTGGTTGGTTTATTCAATTGTACCAATTGAGAATTTCTCAATGATTCACCAACTATATTATTAATGGTTTGTTGGTTCATGTCTGCATCGTATACGTTAAGACCTATATAAATATTTGCAGGACCTTTCTGCACAAACTCAGCGTAGGTTATTTTTCTACCAAGAAAAGTTCTTTGGCCTGAAGACGGATTTATGTACAAGAATTGCCAGTCAAGACCATATGGGGCAGGATTTGCTCCCCCCCATAAAAGGTTAATAAAACCAAATCCAAATATTGTGTTGGAACTTGTGTTTTGATAGCTAGCAAAATTTGGAAAACCAGCTGGAGTGCCATTGCTATTAACCAATACAACTAGACCATCTTTCGCATTTATCGTCAATTTTATATTTTGCCTGCTTGCAATATTGTCGGCATCGGCGATGTAGTAATTTTCCACGTTTACTTGAGGAAAAGCTTCTGTTGAATTGTACTGTATTCCATTCGTTGTTTTAACTACATAAAGATTTGGCCTTCCATCTACTTTTGTTATGGAAAAATCAGATATGCTAGCATCAGAAAATGTATTTGCCGATATTATTTGTGCTCTTGATATTGGAATTGTCCCAACGTTGTTCAAGTTTAAGCCTAAATTTTGAGATAGTGGATCTAATGTTATTGCGATATTGCCATCACCAGAATATGATTCTGCAAAAGAATAGTTTAAATTTAATTTATTTTTTCTCTCTATTTCAGAACTAGGAATAGTATGATTTATTTGTTTTTTTACGCCATTGCTTGAAGCTTCAAAGGATATATTTGTTATTTGAATTGACTCAATAGAACTTGTTCCTGCTAGCAAAGTATTTACACTTGCAAAGTCTATTGCTTTTTGTTCAGAAGATTCTATTTCTGTATATCCAGATATTTTTCCTGTTGCAACTCCCTGAAATCTAGAAGAGCCTCCCAATTCTGGCGGGGTATACGTTCCATCGGAAGATATGGCAAATTGAATATCAGATACAGAAAACCCTTCGGCATTCGGTCCATATTTTTGTGCCAACAATTTTCTACCCTTAATTGTAATCATCGCATATTTGATATTTTCTACCCCTTGATAAGTGTCAAAATTAATTGTGTGAGATGAATTCGGTGCTATTTCTGTATCTCCCATAATTCCTGTTTCATACTGCGCATTTGGTATCTTTGCATTTGCGCCTAGCTGAGTATAAAAAGCGTTTACATTAAAGTCTTGTTTATACAAAAATACAGATTCAAAAACTGCTGGCCAAGAACCAGTTGAGATGGTTATACCATGAATTTTTTGTCCGCTTGCCACTTGAGGTATTTTAACAATAAAATTATCAACAATTTCAGTTGGACCAGGTACGCCTGTAAAACTTATTCTTCTGTACTCTCTTCCTGGAACTCCCACATTTGCTATATCCGAATATTTAACGGCTGCCTTGATGTATTTTTGTACACCTTCTGGCGCTTCTTTTATTTTTTCGTTATAAAGATCAGTATTATTCTTCAATAAAGACAACCAATATGTAGCCAAAACAGATTTAGTTTCAGAATCAACAAGTGCATCAATAAAACTAAGATTTTTGCTTTTTTGAAACGACATAATTGCATTGGCTGTTGCCTTGTCATATTCTCCATTTATTGTTAATTTATATTGTTGATCTAACAGTGTATATTGAATATATTTAACAAAATCTTTTGAGTATCCATTGCGATATGTTTTTATTGAAGATGATCTTGTTACACTTGTTGCAGTAACTCTTGCTGGAGATGAGCCAGAAGATATTGTTCGGGTTGCTTCATGAATTGCAGGGTATGCTTTAGTGAATTCATCAGCGATAAAATCACCTTGTGTAACAGATAGGTACCCGATCGGTGGTCGCCGGTTGACGACTTTTACCAAGCTTGTCATCTAAAAGCTTGAGCAGCCATTTATGAAATATTATACTTAGGCTTTCCGGTTCTCCACCTGTCCAAATTAATTTTCTCCAGAACGCGTTTGGTGTAAATTTACCATTAATATTCAAATCGCCAGTTTCATAAGACCCATCAGCCATTCTTGCTTTAATTATATTTGCTTTTATGGTTGCTGAAGGAATTGCTGTTCCTTTATTTGTTGTTTGGGTATTTGTTACCGTAACTTGTGTTCCAGTTGTTGACCCAGATGATGTTGTTGCAGAATCTTTGCCATAAAAATATTCGTCCCATCTATTGCCCACATCAATGTCTCCGGTGTAGTGAAAATTGTTTTGAGGATAGGAGGTGTCGTCATAATCAAGAGATCTTATATCTGTCCTAGAAAATATTCTACTAGGATACTTGTAGTTGTGAAATCTAGAAAATGTTTTTGCAATTTGTATTTTATTTTCTGCGGAGTGTGCTACCGAATAATTTGTCCTTGAAAGAGATCCGCTAATTCCGCCCTTCGAGATTATATATGCTCCGAAATCGGCACTGCCTCCAACGATACTGGTAAACGGAACACTCCATTCTATTTTATACCTGTGAATAGTTTTTGTAACTTCAGAAATAGAAACTTGCGTTCTTAGTGTGAAGCTATAATCTTGAGCAACTTGACTGCCTGGCAAATAATCGTTAGGGGTGTTTATATTCGATCCTATTCGCTCCTGGTATTCAGAGGTGTTGGTAACTATAAACGGATAAGAATAGTCACCTAGATTTAACTCAACTGAATTAACACTTGATATGGCCTCTAGGGCTACTGCAGATCCGCTTATTATTTGATTTTTTGCAGCGGTTGAAATTTTAAACATAGAGTTTTGAAGCGGTACTTGACCTATAAGAGTTTCATTTCCGTTGACTATATCTTCGTTAATATTATTGAAATTTAAAAACTCAACATTTCTGTTTGTGCACTCAAGATAAAACTCAACATTGCTACAATCTTGGTTAATTATATTCTGTGCATCCCCACCATTTGGGGTTGTCTCAAAATCTGCCCTGAATAACTGTTCAACAGAATAGCTTATTTGTCTGCAGAATTTAGAAGTGCTTGATCCTATTGGCGTTCTAAACGCAAAATGATATGTTTCAATTTCCGTTGGTGTCAATACTGTTACTTGATTGTTTCTTAATTGACCATTTATTGTCCAAGAATTTCTCCAAGGAGAAACATTCCATAATATTGTAGATTCTTGACTAGTATTATTAATCGAATAATTATTTACTTTTGTTTTACTGGTGTCGGCAATTATGTTATAAAACAATTTACTCGGCCCAGTAACAACATCTGACCTGACAGATCCAGGGGGTAAAATGTTGGTCTGACCATTATTAGTAGTTTGTGTTCCGTCAGTTGCAAAAACATCATTTAGTATTTGAAAAAATGGACATGCGGTTACTGTTAACGAAGCTGGATAAAGGTTGCCTGTAGGATTTGTCCTTTTAACTATTACATGATTTTCTCCTTGTCTGACGATAGAAGTTGACCTAGATTGTGCAGAAATTTCTCCAACAAAAACTGGTATTGGTATTATAGCGTTGTTGTTTAATGGTTCTTTTCTCTTTCCTGTAACATTATTCGCAGTGTTTGCTTGAGTTTCCTGATAGGAAGAAAGACTAAAAGAACCCATTTGTGTGTCGCCATTTACGTAGGTTGAGTCTATCGTTATGTATCCAGAGTTTGAACTTTGTATAGAAAAATTAAAACCAAAACTTGTTAAAGAACTTAAAGATAATTGAGAAAAATCAATCATTATAGAAACATTTTGAGAAAGAATTGATTCTACGTTTGCAATTTGCTGTTCTGTTATAGGTCTTGTTGGCGTCCAAATTAATAAATCATAAGAAGAAAATGATGCCTGCATGTTGTCAATATCAACTAGCCAATAATTTTTTTGAGATTTGTTATACTGATTACTGGCATTGGGATTGTTAAATAAATATTTTTGAATATTAAAAGGTCCTGTTTCCAAATTCGCAAAAACATACGCATTTTTTACTTGATCTACAGAACCAGAATATAACACTCCAACATTCAAAAAGGGTCTTTCATCTGATGAATAAACATTTCTTGTTCTAGAAAAGTTGTAGGTAATTTTTGCCAATAAGCGCCAATTAAAACTTTGAAAAGTTCTAGGATCTTGTATCGCTTTTTTGGGAGTATATATTTTCCATCCATCATTGTTTATTCTAGTTCTTAATAAATTATTTTCCTTGTAAGAAAACAATTGTGTTGAATAAACTCTTTTATCCTTAGAGCTTGGATCTATAACTTCAGATTCCTCTGCAACATAATTGTAGTATGGTACCGTATTTATTTTTTCTTTATAACCAAAATGAGGATTAAACGGTATTCTGTCTTCATCCATTTCATATTTATCATATACAAGATACAGATTTTGCGGATCTACAGAATCAAATAAAACTATTATTCTATATAGGTCTTCGGTTTGATATGTATATCCTGACAATTGATTTCTACTTGAGTTGTTTGTATATCTTTCAAGCATAATTTTATACTTTAAATTTTTATTTTCTTTTCCAGAATTATCTACAATTCTAATATTGTATTGAGCTGGAGTCCTTAGATAAGAAGATCTTTCTAGCCCTGCATATTCTGAAACCGTGGACGGAATTAGGGCAAAATTTGTGCTGATATATATGCTGTGGCAAAAGGATTGTTGTTCAAATTCATTCGCCCTGCCAGTAAAATTATAGTTTAATTGCTCATTATCAAATCTTAATATATTATTACTGATTGATACAGATGAATTATGAACAATTGGCGATCCAATTAGTTGGCCAAGCTCTGGATTATTACTGGCATGCCTTAAAACACCAAACTCATCAGCGTACATCATCGTATCCGCCTCAGTTGCATAGCCAGACGGTATATTCTCTGGAATAATACCAGCTAAATCTATAACTCCTAAGTGCTCTTTCGGAGTGACTTCTTCAGAAGAGAAATAACCGAAGATTTACTGCATCACTGGGCAAGTTATAGCCCTTTTTTACTGCCGGTTCGTTTCCGGTTACAGTCTTGTTCTCAAATGCTTTCACAAGTTATTCCTCTTCATAATCTGGATATGTATCTGAGTACTCAATCACGTAAGGAGTAGCGCCCAAAATGCCCATTTGATATTGCGTATACTTAGTTATGGGATACCAGCTCGGCAAGTTCCAACTTGGGGTCGCACTTGCACTATAGTAAGGTTCTTCTGTTAAAGTGTTGACTTTAAAAGCTTTAACATCAGCGTAGTGGGCTTTTGCTGTATTTAAATTAAGGTTTGGCTGCAGTATCGGTTCGCCCAAGGAAGATTGCAAAGAATCATATTTTTCATACCAATAAACTATGTCTCCACCAACGGTAGTCGGATTGGCATTGGTGATTTGAGAAAACTCTGTTTCTACAGAAACAAACCAGTAGCCCGGAGTGGCATCGTCTTGAGCAGTAAATGGGCCAATATTAAATAAACCTTGATTATCTGCAACCTTGTGCCCTTTATTTTTGGAAGAACCAGGTTCATTTGAATCAAGCGCATATGCTAAATCAAATGTGTCTGGCAGGCTTCTTCCCTTTCTCCAATATACAACAGTATTGGGCACTGTGTTTCCAATTATGTTTACATATTGAATGCCATCAGCTACAATTATTTTCTTATCCACTTCTGCGGAAATTCTTTCCAGCAATGAATAATCTGGCTTAACCAAATATTCAACGGTTGCCGTCGCATTGATTTGGTCTTGTATATACAGGTAACTATCCTCTTCATAGGGAACACTTGATCCGACATATCTTATTAGGGATCTTGCGTAACCCTCTATGTCTGTCGTGAAGCTGCTTGGTGTTGCAGAGATGTTTGAACCAGAAATGCTATAGCTGATATATGGTTTTGGATTATTGTTAATGTCTTTTGAAAAAACATTAAGAACCATCAGATCTTTTTGATCTGCGAGGATTTGCTTTGGAGAAAGAATGTAATCAAAATTATCATAAGGATATTGATTGTGAGATAAGTACAAGAACCCTTCGTCTACTAAGCTATAAAGTGGGTTTAATTTAGTTTCTTTCAGCTCATAGTCTTCATCGTATATAGATGATTCATAAGTTACATAACTATCGTAAGCAGAGCTTGGTGTACTAAGTAGGGTTATTTTGCTTCTGTAGCTATTGTCTGTTGAATTAAAATATTGATTATCAACATTGAAGCTATTGTTAACTCTGTATGTAACTTTATACTCTCTGCCTATTATTAATGGCTTTGTTTCGGGATAGGAAACAAATGATATTTTGTTTGAACTAAAGTTCTCTCCAGAGAGTAAAACTTTTCCAGTGTAAGTATCCGTTACCGTTACGTCCAATATATCTGAATAAGCCGTATATAAGTTGTATCCATCTTTTGTGGTAAGGTACTCGTAGTTATGATATGCATATAAAGACGGAGTAGCTTCGTCATAAAAAGAAACTTGCGTATAATTTATTGTTGAGCCCATTGAGTCTACAACGTTTAGTATTATTGGAGAACCTTTTCTTGCAGTTTGATTTAACACTATTTCATATTCGTCAGAAGATATTTCTGTTTCTGGTTTTGCATAAATAAATCTTTCTTCATCTTGATAATACCATCCACTCTTTAGAGATGGATATATATAGTTAACTGAATCAAGATTATACCTAGCATTTACAGGTAGACCGTTTACTCTATACTGTTTAGTATTCTCATCATAATAGTTAAGAGAAACGTTATCATTTAGTATGTTAGTGTTTACAATGTTTTCATTGTCTATAAAGTTATAGTTAGTCCATATTTCGACTTCATCATATTCGTGTATTGGTTCAACTCCAGTAAAGTATAGTTGTTGCGATTCTGCATAGGCTTCTAGTCCAAAGTCTTCTCTTTCTAGGTCAAACCAATTTATAACATTAACATTTCTTGAATCTAACAAATCTTTATTTGTATTTGGAGATGCATGGACCACTCCATTTTCTGACAAATAAAAATCATACTCGTTAATTGAGTCTGCGCTGAACTGCTCCCATATTGGGTAGCTAAAAGGATAATGCTCACCGTCGTTTGAGCTAAAGACTATATAATCTGGTGTTGAATTGTACGGGAACTTTGCTTTTGTAAAATAATAGTTAACAGTTGAACCAACTGTGTCTGCATACGATTCGTGTTGATCTGGTGTTGAAAAGTTAGGATTTATATAAGAAATGTAAATGTTGGGAGATGATCCAACAAATGTATTTACATCCAGATCCTTATTTAGGGCTATTCCACCATAGAAATTATTTACATCAAGACCAGGAGCAAGTTCATAGGAACCAACAACTATATTTTCTATATGAACATATTGCGGAGAAACACCAACAGGAATTGCAAAGTTTCTCAATATATCCGATGGAGTTATAACAATAGAGGATTTTTTATGAGAAACTGTTGGCTTGTTGATTATAGTGTATTCTCCATGGCTTCTAACTTTTGGAGTTATAACAGTTCTGTATTTTAATGCATCGTATATATTTGAATTTATTTTTATTTGTGCGGATGCGTAAGTTGCCCCTGTAAAAGACTTTACTACGGTATCGGAGCTTGCAGATGCAACAGGTCCCGAAGAAAATCCGACCCAGGCATGGCTTCCAG